TTTTTATCTATATATTATTAATGTGATATATCTTTATAAAGGAAACTTTATGTTTGAAAATTTATTTAGTCCCAGTAGTCTAGCAGTTATATCTTATTGTCTATTGGCAATTATGGTTACATTATCCATGTTTAAGATACTCTTAATGGTATCTAATGGATTTACAGTTGTTAATAGACAAGTGAACATTAATCTGATTCCATCGTTATCTGTACTCATTATTGTAGGTTTAATCATTACTCTATTTGTTATAGGGTTTTTCTATTTAGGGTATAGTATAACTAAAGATCAGTTAATTGTTATTGTTGTAACATTTCTTGCCTTACGTAAAATGACAGGAATTAACGATGACAATAGAGAAGAGTCTTATCACGATAATCTTTATGTTTACTTCTTCGTACCGATAAAGTTATTAGTGATTGCTATTATTCATTTTCTCACTTTAGGCTTATTTAGAGCGACTATGGTAGAGTATAAGGTTACACATGATTATATTGGTGAAATTAGATTGAAAGATGGTAGTCCTATCAATAAGATTTATAACGAATGTTTAAATACTATTGGTGATGTCATGTATACGTTTTGTTTAATTCGTATCATTGACCCTAAGTTTAAGGAAGACCCATTTGGTGCATTAATGTTCTATCCAGGTGTACTATACCTTTATATACTCTTACCGATTAAGATTATCGTTGTTGCTATTCTTAATATTTGTACTTTCGGTATGTCTAATGCTGTTAAATGCGAATGTGAGATTATTACTAACTGGGTAACTTATACTCATTTGAATAATTCTGTTAGTAATTTCTTAATTGAGTTATGTAATGGGTTTACTTATATCATGTTGCCATTGGCTAATAGTACTTCAGTGATTATTGGTCAAAGAGACGAGATATTGTCTTTATATAACGAAGTTAAGACTTTACCTGAAAATACAATCGGTAAACCTAAAAACTTAATAGAATATGCTTCTTTATTGGAAGCGTATCAAAACAAATTTAAATAACCACGGAGGTTCTCAATATGGAATTTATTACTAATCTATTCTCAAACGACAAAGTATTGTCAGGCTTATTTGCAAATCTTGATTTGATTAAACTATCGTATACATTTGGTGGATTGTTATTTATCTTTTCAGCAGCTAAGGTATTTTATATTAACTTTGGTTTATTAGAAGATGACAAACCAACATGGAAAGTGTTTCTATTCAATACCTACTTATTTGCAATGGGGTTTTGTTACAGTGAGGCTGCTAAACTATTGCCAGAGAAAAGTCAACCTAATGACCCAGAGAAGTTATTTGCATTAGCTGTACTGAGTATTATTGTCGGTATTAAAGCATATAGAAAGATATATGGTTTAAATGGTTATCGTCAATCATTCTACGCTAATATCTGGGCACCTATTAAACTGACTGTTTTGTTTATCATTAGTGTCTTTACATTTGGTTTGTTTAGTTTCATCATGTTTGAGTATAAAAATACCATCAACGGTGTGAAAAAAAGCAAACTATTTTTATCGACTTAATTCTGTACTGATTTTCTATTTCAACATGCTCTCTAGCGCTATGGTGATTATTTATACACCACTGTTAGAGCAAACTGAAGAGAAAGGTAAATTATTAGTCAGACAACGTTTATCTGAACTCTCCATCAATAAAGAAGATAGTCTCGGTAGACCTAATTCTCTAGATGAAATCAGTAAAGCCATGGATGAGAGATTTGTACAACTTAAAAAGATAGGTAAAGAAATGGATAAGAAGTTAAACGAACTTCTTACCATGGCTACTAAGAAAGAAGACTCTGAACAGTAATTATATTTATTAAGCTATCTAGATACACTACCCATTATAGGTAGTGTATCTAGTAGTTTTATGTGTTATTTATTTTTTATTTAATTTAGAACCTATATTATTAAAATGATGAAAGGTGAAACCTTTGTTGAAGAATATTTAACACTGTTATTTTATCTATATGAAAATAACTTTTTATACAAGGAACAACAACATGAAAAGTATCATGATTGTGGAGTCTCCCAATAAGGTAAAACTAATTGGTAAATTTGTACGTCCACTCAATATTCAAGTAATGGCTTCTATTGGTCATGTACGTGGTTTAGATATTTCCCTTAAAAATAAAGGTGCTATTGAAGTTAACAATGGTTTTAAACAACACTTTTGTTTAAACAAAAACAATGCTAAAAATACCAAAGAGTTATTAAACAAATGTAAAAGCGCAGATGTTGTTTATTTAGCAACTGACCCTGATACAGAAGGTGAAGGTATTAGTTGGCACTTAAAAGAATTAATTCGAGGTGTAAATAAGAATTGTGAATTTAAACGCGTAACTTTTAACGAGATTACAGAAAAACACGTACTGGAATCCATTAAGAATCCACGTACTATCGACCAAAATAAAGTAGATTCTCACTTTGGTCGTTCTGTGTCTGATTACCTATATGGTTTTTATGTTTCTCCTCTTTTGTGGAAAGTATTAACTCCTGGTTTATCGGCAGGTCGAGTACAATCTCCAGCTCTTCGTTTGATTGTAGAAAGAGAGCAAGAGATTCGTAAGTTTGTTCCTACTACTTACTGGACAATGACAGTATTTGGTAATAAGGATAATATTACTTTCCCTGCTAAGTTAGTACGTGTAGGTGATGTAGCCTTAGGTAAATTGTCTTTTGAAGAATCTTTATTTCCTAAAGATGTTGTAGATGGTTATAAGGACACCATTAATCAATACATTGGTAAAGGTGAAAAGCTATTGGTTTCTGATGTAAAACGTGGTAAGAAATCAGTTAAACCTAAAGCACCTTATCGTACTTCTACTTTACAACAAGACGCGGTGCGTAAATTAGGATGGACGACTACTCGTGTCATGCAAACAGCACAGAAGTTGTTTGAAGGTGATGGTAAGTCTGACCATGGTTATATTACCTATATGCGTACTGACTCTACCGCATTAAGTCAAGAAGCATTGGATAATATCTTTTCATTTGGTCGCAAGAACTATAAGCAATACATGTCTGAACATGTGATTGAATATGGGAAGCTCGCTAAAGGGGCACAGGAGGCTCACGAAGCCATTAGACCCACTGACATATACCTTACCCCTACCGACGTTAAGAATCGCCTAGGAAACGACGAATACAAGCTCTATAAGCTAATATGGGAACGTACCCTAGCATCTCAGATGAAACCTGCTCTATTTGATACATTATCAGTCTCTTTTACCTTAAAAGAATTTGGTTTTAGAAGTTCTGGTTCTGTATTGAAGTTTGCTGGTTACTTAGCTGTTTATCAAGAAGGTGAAGATTTAGATTCTGATAAAGAAGAGAATACTAAATTACCTGAATTGGAATACCATGATAAAGTAGATGTAGTCGACTTCAAATGCGAAGAACACCAAACCAAACCACCTGCCAGATACAATGAAGCTTCTTTAGTAAAAACACTTGAAGAATATGGTATTGGTCGACCTTCGACTTATGCTAATATTATTCGTGTATTAAAAGACAGAGCATATGTTAGCATGGATGGGCAACGATTCGTGTTAAATGACATTGGTGAACAAGTCATTAACTTCTTGCTACAATACTTTTCTAAATACATCGATTATAACTATACTTCTGATTTGAATGTACAGTTAGATAAGATTGCTTCAGGTGAACTAAACTGGAAACAAGTCATGTACGACTTTTGGAATCCTTTCTATCAAGTCGTAGAAAGAACCGCTAAAGAAGCTAAATCTGTATTTGGTAAGATTGAAGAAATGGCTGAACTCTGTCCTAAGTGTGGTCAACACAATCTTAACTTAATGCAAGGTAAATACGGTAAGTATAAATCTTGTCCAGATAAGAAATGTGGTTTTAAAGAGAGTTTAGAAAACAATCGTCCTAAGAAAGAAGAGGTTGTATTTGAAGGTAAGAAATGTCCTGAGTGCAATGGTCGTCTTTTAATTAAAGAAGGTTTTAAAGGACGTAAGTTTGTAGGATGTGAAAACTATTCTCGTAAAGAAAATCCTTGTAAGTATAGTTGTAATATTGATGGTACTGAAAAGGCTAAAGCAGTAAATACTGGAACGACTTGTCCTAGTTGTAAGAAAGGACAATTAGTGATTCGTTCTGGTAAACGAGGTAATTTCTTCTCTTGTAATCGTTTCCCTAAGTGTCGAACTATTGTGTCTGCAAATGATTATGCAGATATCTCTGGTTTACAATTAGCTGAAGTAGACGATTTACTAAACGGTAAATAGTAGATTAGGTAGAGTATGTTACTCTACCTAATTTATTCCGTTATTTAATTAATTATGTAATACATTTATTTTTTTAACACAAAGGAACGATTATGTTATTCCCAATCTCTGCAGATAAACACAAGTATACACAAATCAATGGTTTGAATGTTGATGAGCCTAATGAAAAGATTAAAGGTTTACTGAACTTTATTACTGTACCTGACCGTAATCAAATTGACTTTAATGCGTTTAATATTGTTCAAGAAGCTGTACGTTGTATTAAGACACGTGCTGAAGAAAGTAAGAAACGCTCTGAAGAAATGGATGAATGGAAAGAGAAGTTCTTGCTTTTGAGTGAAGAGAAACAGCAAGAATATGAAAAGAATGGTTACTTGGCAGACTTTCCTGTACCACCTAAACCTATTGAACTTTACGATGGTGTATTAATTGGTGAAGATGTTCCTAATTGGTTGTCAGGTAGTATTGTGGAATATTGTTTTATTGAACAAATTCCTGTTTACTTTAACTTCCATAAACCAATCTACGGTGAAGTAGGTAAGAAAGATACCAATGTCCCAGGTGTGAGTGAAATCATCACTGGCCCTACTGGTCATTCAGAACATCATTTGTTTGTGTTTTAATATAGCTAATACTACTCTACCCAAAAGGTAGAGTAGTATTAGTATAATCAATATATTTTTAATATGTTTTATCTGGTAATTCAGCAGTAATCTTTTGTAAATAAGTATTACCGGTTTGAGTCACTTTACAGTTATTCTCTTTAACCAATAAGATACGTTTAAATACATCGGCATTTACTGTAGAGGAGAATACATTAGAACTTAGTGTCCAATTAATTTGGTCTTTATAATCCTCTTTTGATGTAATATCAAACAGTGGTTTATTAAAGTTATCTACTAAGTCAATAGTATTATTCTCTATAGTCAGTTTCTTATCTGTAGAGATAATAATCAGGGCTTTAATGTAAACATTAAGTTCAGTAACACTGATTGTGTTATTTCTAAAGATAATTGAGTTTTCACGTAATTTAGAAGTATTCTCTTCTTGGAATGTTACTGGAGCTGAACGGACACGTTTAGATACAAAACGGTTGTTCTCTACTACTACATTACCTAAACCATTGACTACTTGAGCAGGGGCAATACAGAACATAATATCTGAAACATCTACTGCCTCAATATCATTGTCTTTAATGTTCCAAGTAGGAATAACATTTGGGTCTTGGTCATTATTACGAATCTCAATCACGCGGTGGATACCTTGTTGTTTATCTGTCTCCCACTCCACGCCACGTATTACGTTACCTGTAACATTATAGATAGGACGAGTAGGTTGACCTTTCCATGGTTGCCAATCTTGTGGTTTGGTTTCAATACGGATAGCACGTTGTTGATAATAGTCCATACTGGTACGTACAGGGATTTCATCATCTGCTACTAAACGGAAGGTTTTATCAAATGTAATGTAGTTATCAATAACATCTACACCATTAGATGGATAACCACGTGATTCAATAGCAATACCATGGAAACGGTTATTGATAACACGGTTATTAACGAACTTACCAAACCAAGCATCATGTACATCTAAGCCTTTACGGAAGTTACCTTCAGCGTGGTTATTTTCTACTAAGAAGTTAATATTAACAGAACCAGAACCCATTGCAATACCATAACCAGTACCACCGTCAGCTGCGTGACCATTATGATTCAGATAGTTATCTCGTACTACTAAGTCTTCTTGCCATGCAGAAAGAATACCTGCTACGCGATTGTGGTGTAGATTACAACCTACGATTTTATTGCCTTTAGGTAAACCAATCAATTTAGGATCCATACCTTGTGAATGGTGTTTTTTCGCACCTTCCATTACTTTTTTGTCTACAGTGTTTAAAAATACACCTGCACGGTTACAGCCTGTTACTTCTACTTGAGAGATTAAGCAATCATCTGTGTGTTCCATGTAAATACCATTAATGGTACCAAAGTAGGATTCACCTTTACGATAGAATTCACCTTCGTAAGTTAATGATAGATTTGATATCAAACGTTTAGAAACATGTTCTAAAAGAATACCTGCTTGCGAACGAGCATCTGTAGAGTTTGTTCTAGGGTCCCAGTCAATAGTCTGAGGCCAGTTAAATTTAATTTTGGTTTTACCCATCCCTGCGCCTAAAATACCTTTACAACCTTTATTTTTAGTCGGGCTAATGGTAATCTGTTTTTCTAAAGTATATTCACCTTCGTCAATATACACGAAATCCTCTAGTTTATCAGCGTATTCAATCGCTAACTCTAGAGCTTCTGTAAATGTCCGATTATGTTGGTCTGAACATGAGGGACACATAAAGTAATTTTTTACATCAATCATTTTGATTCCTTTTTGTTGTGTGTAACGTGTTTGGTTCATAGTTTTTACTTATTGTATCCCATGTTTTACACGTAGTAATTATTATTTATTCGTATGAGAATAACCTATAAACCTTTTGAATAAGGAAATAAGATATGGCAATTGAAATTCATTTACCAAGAAAATACTCTAGAGCGACTTTAGAGATGTTAAGAAATAACGATGGTCCTAATGTGGTAATGACCCCTGGGGCTGTAGAAACTACTATTGAAGAATTCACTGATAAAGCTGGTCAACCTGTTACTAAACAATCTGTATTAGATATTTTCAATAAACAAGTCATTGAAAGAACCAACCATATTCCAAAATATAGTCGTGATTACTATTTTGTACCTATGGGTAATTTTGGTGGTTGGCATGACAATGGTATGCACGCTGGTTTAGTAAATATGTTAGGTAATGCTTATTTGAGTAATGAATATGGTTTCATGTGTATGCATGATTATTTGAAATTATCTGACTTTAAAGACAGAGAAGGTGATATTACTATTGATGACTTGAGTAATACTTTTAGTGAAACAATTAATAAATTAGGTACTTTATCTAAATTAAAGATTACTATTAAAAAAGGTAATCGTGTGTTTTCAGAAAGTACACATTATGCTATTGGTAATGGTAGTACTCCTTCTAATCTAATTGATTACAATGAAGTAAAAAATAGAATTATTAATTCTGATGATTTCAATGGTGTTTGTAAAAAATGGTTTGCTAGGATTGTAGATAATAGCAGAAATAATCCTATAAATTACGAAGTACGTTTACCTGACCCTGTAGTGAATGATATTAAGTATTATTTAAATGAACCTTATTTCGGTAGACCAGGTGAAGACAGTCATGAAACATATGGTACCAATAGAGTACAAATTCGTACTTTCTTTGGTGAAGCTGAGAAAGGATTATATTTCAAACTACCTAAGGTAACAAGAAATTTAAAAGGTTTTTCAGTTGCATTAGATAGAAGGGGTGGTAATCATAGACATGAATTACTTTTTAGTAACATCATTGTATTAAATGAAAGAACCAATGTGATTGTTGGTGGTGCACCTGGTAGAAGTTTAGGTGGTGGTGATGGTAATCACACATTCATGTTTAGTAACCCTATTTTATTAACTGAAAGTGGATATGATGATCTTATATTAAAAATTACAGTCAAAACACATGGTAATAGTGGTGATGCTAGTTGGATTAATTTCACAATCAATGAATTAATCTGGAGTGATGATTTTAATACGGATCCTATTGGGACACTTGAATCAGTACCTTTAGAAGTTATCAATAGAGAGATTATTTACAATGACAGGGATGAGCAACATCTAGTCATTAATAAACTAGGGACTATTTATAGATTTAAATATATAGTTAAAGGATTTACTAGAAAAATCCACCATATTTATCATGAATTAACCAATAGTGGTCATTTAAGAACTGTTGGTGATGGTATAGAGGTAAGACGAAATGGTGTATTGATTGGCACAAGCTCTAATAATACTCTTGAATCGCGTGGTCAGGGTGATTCAAAATGGCGTAGACATTATGATTGGAATTATTCTCCTGTTGTAAGATCAAATTTATCTCATTTAGATATTAAGAATGGCGATGAATTAACATTCGTTTTTATTATAGGTAATATGGCTATTGATCCTGATAATAATCCGGTTAATAGTCCTTATTATAGTAATCCCGAACTATACATTAGGTTGGCTAGAGAAGCAAATAGAAGACTCATTGTAAAACAAGTTTACTATAAAGCAGAAACTATCAGTAGATAAATAATTATACTACACTAGGGTATACCCTAGTGTAGTATAATTTACTTTATGTCTAACCAGCCCAACGTGCAGGAGATACTTGGATACGTCGAATAGCAGTACCATCATGATAAACAGCAAATACTTTATCACCTAATACTTCAATTTCAGCAGGGCGTGTACCACTAGGTGCACCTGCTTTATTGGTATTAAGTTCTTCTGCTTGTGTAGGTTCAATGTTTGTTTTAACATTGAAGAAGATACCTGACTTAATCTTCAAACCGCTAAAATAAGTCTTACCTGGTACAAATGTAGGCATACCTACAATATCTCTATCCAGTCGATTAAACTTAATTGCAGAGTTAGTAGAGTTACCAAACTCAATCACATTGTTTTCACCAGTATAGAATTCCTTAATCATCCAACTATTATCAAATGAGAATGTCTGAGCAGCTACAGACGGTGAGAACAAGTTAATGGTCATCTTACCACCTTTGTTATCATAAGCCGCTCTCTCACCAGTACTGAATGCACAACCTTGGAAGTTAATGGTAAATGTATTCCACCAGTTAAAGATATTAGTAGAAGAATAAACAAATTCGTCTGCTTTTACTTTAGCATCGGCTACAGGGTCTGTATTATAAACAATAGTCAAACCAGTAAAAGTTAGAGTGGTGTTATTGGAAATAGACAAACAATAACGAGTAAAGGTAGGATATGTTTTACCACCTCTTGTTAAGTTATTACCTACATAAGCACCTCTAAATTCAATCTTGCAGCCAAGGTCAATAATATCTTGATGACGCTCTTTTGAAGTATTTGCATAATCATTAAATCTAGTACGAATAGCACGAGCTTTAGCGTAGATTTCGTCGGTATTAGGACCATAAGGGATGAATTCAATATTACCACCTCTAAAGTGTACTTCATTACCGTCTTTATGGTTTACTGGATTAGATTCGTATGTAGCAGTCGTACCTGTTACAGAAACCAAACGTTTACCCACAACGTGAGTCTTACCTTCTTTTAGAAGAATAGTACGACGTACATCTGATGGGCCTTGAGCTAGGGCATAACCAATAGTAGCCAGTGGTTTCTCTTTAGTACCACGTTTATTCTCAAACGTAATAGGTTCATCTAAACCAGCGTCTGGGTCTACATAAACGTTAGCAAAGATATCATCTGGTACGTTACCATAGTACAAGCCATCACCATTCCAACGCAATTGGTTATTAGCCGCTGTAGAAATAGGAATAATGTCTTTCGCTAACTTAGGTGTATTACCAAATACACGTCTCATTTCTGTATTGATTTCAGATTCTGCTAAATTAGCTTTAGTACCATTCTCACGAGTAATCTGTTTACCTGGTTGGGTATACTTACCAAATAACATTTTACTTACAATGTTTTCCATAATGGCTTTATTAGACCAAGCAAAATCTTTTACAGCAGTATCTTTACTATCTACATTCTGCTTGTTATAGTAATTGTCAGCTAAGTTTTGCTTATCTACATTGACTACACCTTCCAATTGCGTAATAGAATTACGGATAGGAGGCAGAAGATCATCTACTTGTTGTTTAGTGTATACATTACCTTTTAGGGTATTGATACTACCATTTAACGTCTGAACACGCTCATCGATTTCTGGTTTAGAATATACACCTAACTGTTTAATATTGTCTAATGTTAAACCATGGACATTACCACGTGCGTTAATGTGGTTATCTAGAGATGTTTGCAAGCCTCTTACTTTGTTAAGAATGTCATTGTTAATTTGACGTTTCAGTTCTTCTAACTTATTAGTAATACCATTATTGTTATCACCAATTAAGTTAGCTACATCAACATCGACTTTATTTTTTAGTTTCTCTAACTTAGCATCAAATCCACCAATGGCTTCCCAAATCACATTATGGGATTCCTCATCACCAATTAAGGTGGCTTTAATCAAACGTTCAATAACGTAGATTAAGCCTTCATAACCATAAGTTTGCCAAATAGGATGAAAGTGTTCTGCTGGTGGGAATGCATCTGGTTTATTAGCAATATTCAACCAAGACACTGGTCGGTTGTCTAAATTAAGACTGTTTAATTTATTTTGTAATGCAGGGATATCGATAGAAGTAAACTGACCACCTACTGCTTGGTATGTTACAGAAATATTCTTACTTACTGTTTTATCTACTAAGACAATGGTAGAGGCTGCACCTAAACCTGTTAACCCTGCAATGGTTTCTGAAGTATCTTCGAAGAAGTAAGAAGCACGTGGAACGACTTGGTTAGTTTTCTTATCTTTAATCACGACACTTTCAATATAAAAATGAGCGTGTTTAGGAGAGATAATTCTAACTTCTCTATCGTTCAGTACATGACCTTCCTCAGATACTAAGTTATTCGGATTTCGTCCTGATTTATCGAACTCATACCGAATTTTCATTTCTGGTGAAATAGGCATTTCTAAATTCCTTATTTTAATATAAACACTCAAAGATATTCGATAAAATTACTACGGTGATTTATTTCACCGTAGTAATTTATCTTATTAACTCCAGCGAGCAGGAGGTACAAATTCAGTTTTAATTTTATTAGAATTACTGTCTAATAGGAAACTCTTTATCGTATTGATAATTGTGTTTTCCATATCACCTGAATTAAATACCATTTGATTAGCAGCAGAGAAAGATTTAACATTACCATTGCTATCAATTAATACTCGTGCACCTGTACCAGTATAAATTGTCATGCTACCATCTGGTTCAATAATTACTCTATCTTTACTAGCAACCTTAGTTAGGATACTGCCGTCTTCTTTAAATTTAAAACCACTATTACGAGCAGCAGAACCTAAGATGTCTAAGTCAGCAGAATTATTTGGAGTCAAAGTGATTTTCTTTTTAAATACGCCGCCTTCATTATAGACTTTAGTAACAGCCTGATTAATGGCTTGTGTAGCAGCAGTATCTAAATAAGATTTATACACCACAGTTTCATCTTTACTAACTTCTGGGAATCGAACTAAGTAGCTATTGCTTCCTTCAATATACTTCAGATTCAAACGAGGATATACTTTGGTTGCACCAGTAACATTAGAACTAGGAAGTGTTTCAAAAATCCATTTACCATTACCTGATGGCATTTGAATCTTCGTCCACTCGTTTTGTTTACCTACTTGTAATTGACCATTAATCGCCTGATTACCTTCTTTACCTACTTTAGTATCTAGATTAGTATCAGTAAAACGTTTTAAATCACCTACTGCTTTTTCAGAAGCTACTTTAGCAGTATCTGTACCTGTAGTAGAATGAGAAATACGATTCTCTGATACACTGGTTAACATCCAGTTGCCCCAACTACCATCGTATTCAGTAGTACGGGTATAAGTATTACCAGTGCTAAATGCTGTATAAAATTGTAAACCTTGGTAAGCACCTGGCATTACCCAAAGTGTACCTGCTCTTTGTTCTGGATAGTTTCTCGCAGTCGTAGCATTAACGTTGGCGTCTTGAGAATAGAAACCATAGTGTTCATCACCTTTAAGTGTATTCAAATCTTCATTAGTCAATACTTTAACAAATCTGAATAAGTAACCTAAGTTTTTACTGTCTACAGTGGTCATGACTTGTTTTTTATTAGACCAACCCATCTTCAAGATATTTGCATTAGCTGTAGGTGCTAATTGGTCTACGCCAGTACCCATGTTTACAAAGTTCTTAGTAAAAGCATTACGGTTTTCATTTTCAATTTCAGTCTTAATAGTCGCTAATGATTTACCTGCTAATTGGTCAGAGTCTGACACGTGTGATTGACGAATCTCTTCACGCCAGGCTGCGGGTGTCTTACCGCCAAATGAACCTGCATTCACACTGTTATTAGCTTGTTGTAAAGACTTAGCAACGATTTGGTCAACTGTTAAACCACCTACTTGAGTGACGTTGTTTTTCGCTTCGTTAATAATCGCAGCAGCAGATTTACCACCTAAAGTAGCAGCGTCTAAGTTACCAGCAATATTAGTACGTACAGTTTGTGTGATTCTATCTACGACTGCATTACTTACATTGTTTGCTACAATATCTCTTTGGAATTCAAATTTCAAATCAGATACTGACTTACCTTCTAATCGAGCAGCATTCACATTCTGTTTAGCAGAAGCAATAATTTGTTCTTTAGTAGAACCATTTAACTGTGCTGCATTGACATTGTTTTTAGCTTCACTTAAAATAGTCGTTAAGTTTTTACCATTTAAGGTAGTAGCATTGATTTCTTTAGCCAATAACCAAGCAGCATATTCATCTGGAGTCTTATTACCAAAGCGCTGAGTATTACCTACTGTAGTATTATTTAAACGTTGCATGATGGCTTCATTATTACTACCAGTAGCACTTTGGATAGAAGCATTAATACGGTTAGTTACGTCTTCCATCATCTGCGGATAAGTTAAGTTATTAAACTTAATGGTGTTGGCTGAAGTACCTTCTAATACCCAGTTTTTAAGTTGTTGAGAGTTACGGCCATCCATTAATGTAGTATCGGCAGCTTTCTCATTTTTACCTAATTTACCAGATAAAGCATTATTTAAATCTAATGTCGTGATTGCACCAATATCAGCAGCAGTTAAGTGGTGTACATTACCACGGGCATTGATATGTTCAACAATCATGGGTTTGATGTAGTTATCAATAATGCCTACTACGGACTTAGGTGTAACATAATAGTCTTCACTACGGTCAGTATATTTAGTAGCAGGTAATGTAGATAAGTTACGGATGTTACCTAAACCAATATCATTCTTAGTAATACGACCTACTGCTAGGTTTACTTGGTTAATAATGGATTCTTGTAATGATTCACGTGACGCGGAACCTAACTTACGTACTTCAGCAATCAATTCTTCAATACCAGGCATTTTATTAATGTCATGAGTATGTTCGATTACTGGGAATTGTTGTGGTAAGTCAGCCACTTGTTCCCAAGAAGTAGTGACTGGGTTATGCATCCATTCTGATAGAATGTGGTTAATTTTTTGAGCATCGATGTTCCAAATACCGCCTACTGTACGATATTCTAAATACACATCACCGCTAAATTTTCGATTAATGAATTGTACTGAACCATAGAGTACTTTACCGGCTCGCATGGTGGCTTGAATAAACCTAAAGCCAAATACGTAGTCTACACCTTCAACCATGTAGTTCTTAGCACCTTGCTGTGTTAATGTATACATTTTAAAATCATTAACAAAGAAAGGAGCATAGTCTGGTACAATGTAGTTAAAGTCGTAATTATTCTTAATGGTTACAGTATGTCGTTCATTCCGGATAATGTTGTTTTGATTTATCCCGTTAGGGTCAAATGCATAAACAGGATTTGTATTTTGTGCCATATCAATTCCTCGAATTTATGAAACTTTTAGTACGACTAACGGAATATAAAAAAATACCGTTAATACTTATTTATTAATCTATAATGCGCCTGTCGCAAATATTCATATATTTGTCTCGAGCGTGTAGGAGAATTTACATGGCTGCTGCATATGAAATTAAATCAGCAATGGGTAGGGTCATTGGCTCCCAAGCACAATGGGAACCAGTAGATTTAAAGAAATACCCTTTAGATAAATTATATAAACGTTATAATACCATACGTGCTACTCTTTTTAACAAGTATACTAAAAAGAGTGGTGTGATTACTGTAGACGATTACGAGACTGAATTAAGAGCTAATGAAACCTTCTTTCGATACTTAGATAGAATTGGTGAGAAAGGTTTTAAATTAACTCCTGGTAGTACTGAGATTAGTAAGTCTGGTTTACTTTATAAAGAAGCACTAAGTAATCGATTTAAGATTGTACCTGTTAGAAAAGGATTATTGCCTGACGGTGACTTTAGTGATAAGTATATCTATAATGATTTATTTGTTACTAAAAAAGGAGTTAATCCAGTAGAGTTACAGAAGTATACTTTATTTACTGTCAATGGTTATGTCCATCAAACAGATGCTAACAGTAAAGGGTTATGGGTAGAAGATGGTTATAAAACCATTAAGAAGAGAAAGAAACACTGTATTGGTGTCATTAGTTTTGAGAATCTAGGTGCTTTGAAACAAATACCTATTCGTAAAGAAATGATTAGTAAACTCAATGATAAAGTTAGTTTATACCATGAGTGCGTGATTGATATTGGTGAAGACTGTAGTAATAAAACCATTATTCTAATACTAGGTGGTTTCATGCATGTCTTAGATTACGAAGTGTTTAGTCGTATTTCAGACAGTGCTGTAAAAGTTAAATTAAAAAATGTACCTTTGTTAGAACGTATTCATTTAAGTAACGATGACTTAGATTATGGTGATACTTTATTTGATAAGAAATACGGTGAGACTAATTTAATCTTAACAGATGTTTATTCAGATGACTTTATTAAGAAATACTTGACACTCAGTTATTCTTTTATTGTCTTACTGGATAATACTGAAGTATTTAGAGACATTACTTACCCTAGAATGCGTGGTATTCCAAATAACTATTTAACAGAATATAAACCTAAATTACCCATGATGACACGATTGGGTAAATTTGAAGAATATGTTACTATTAAAGACGGTGATACTTACGTATTAGAAACTGCAGACTGTCAGTATCGTCCACGTTTATATAATAAGAGCTGGCCTTTAACGGAGAATAGTTATTACAATGATGCACGTCAGCCTACGGACAGATATCGTATCCCATCTGCCTACTTCTTTAATCTACTGACATTAGTTAAAAAATAAATAGCATAAAAGACATAGCTACTACTCTACCTTTTTAGGTAGAGTAGTAGTATGTTAACACTAAGGAACTAACATGATGAAACAAAAATATGGCGAAAATTTGTTTCATTCTCATGGACGAGAAAAACCCGACATCTTTCTCATATAAAACATGTATTAGAAAATTAATACTTAAACTTTTCTGTAGGTGTAGGTACATCATTAGGTAACATACGACAGAATAAACGGGTATCTACAAAAGATAAGTTTAATCCAGCATGTTTACAAATAGATTCAATAGCACCAAATGAGTCTTCATTAAAGTCTTCAGACTCTAAGTCTTTTTCTGAAATGATTTTAACAGATTCGATTTCTTTATTAATTTCATTTACCTGATTAAGACCTTCTTGATTAGACAATGGAGCAATACGTGGACACAACATCACTACAGTCTCAAGTCGTTTTTTAATAAACTCTGTATAATGGTGCGTTAACCATTCATTCCAGTCGTAACAATAGAATGAAACCACATTGTCATCTAACCAATCACTACTAATTTTCTTAAGAGGCTGATGAATTACCCTTACTGGAACAATATTACCTAAATGAAGTTTAATACAAGTTACCATGTCATTTAATTCTTCTTTGGTTAATTGATAAGGATAAGTGTTTAATACTAAGTCCACTTCTGCTTCTTTGTTCTCGTATGTATTTTCTACAATATAAGAACCAATGATGTCTCGAAGATTAATCATGAGATTAGTCATGGTAGAATTAGCCAATACAGCAATGTTTCTTTCAGCATAACGTTTACGAAACTCGTATAAGTCTATACCTGGAAACTCGTCTCTTTCTCGTGTAAAGAAACCTGTTACTTGTAGTTCATCTGCTTTTTCAAAATCCATCATCTCTAGTACAGCTAATCGAGTGTCGAATAATTCATCTAGACTAACCAGAAACCCATGTTTCTTTTGGACTTCTTTATTAATCATTTAGTTATCCTTTCAAAGTAGATTCACTTAAAATATAGTACAACACACAATCTTTGTAGTTTAATTTAGTAAATGTCTGTAAAACAATAAATATCCAAATATCAGGTCTAATAAGATAATTCTTAGTAATGTCTTCTGCTAGATTTTGACTATTAAGGTCTCTAACCAATGTATTGATATAAAGACGAACATCATCGTATAGCCCATGGTTATTTAACTTAAAGTGACAATAAATATCTTGTAAGATATTAGCTATTAAATTAGCTTCTTCTGTACCTGATGTAAGATAACGATAAATGTCTTGAATTTTCTCTATTTTAAATAAACTATTAATGTAAGAAGACAGTTTATTGTCTGTACTTGTGGTAAAGAATAAAGGTAATTGTTTACGCTCGTCGAATCTAGAAAGAACATGTGCACTACTGCGATAAAGTTCTTTTTCTATTCTTTTTGAAAAAGAATTATCTTCTTTAATCTCTTGGTCTAATTTAGCGATATAATTAGTAGTATAAGCATATGCTACTTCTACATCACTTTGTTCTTGTGTCAGGTCAATGTCTACATCTTCCATTTTGGTTTCCTTTTATTTTTGCAATAATGTAGATTTTAACATCATTGCTGTTAAATAAGAATGAAGCATTAAGGTTGCACCTACTTCGCCACTATATGGTTTTAAGGCATCTGCTGAAGCCCTACCCATTTGAGAAATAGATTGCTCTAATAGACGCATACCTTTTTCAGAACCACCCCTAAAGTGCATCATTTCTTCCACAGTTTTATTTAGACCCATGGCTAACAACATATTGACTTCAGGATAAGATACACGTGCACCTTTTGAATTAGGACCAGTAGCTTGTCCTGTATAGAAGTCGACATGGTTATTGTCTTTAGGAATAGAAATCTTTTTAGAAATCAATTGCTGTTGTACACGGATAGGGAGATAAACAATCATCGCTTCTTTATTTGATAATTCCCAGCTACCGTCTTCTTCAGGCATCCAAATCTTATGGTAAAACTCAATACCGTACTCGTGTCCTACTTTATGTAAATTATCCATATTCAGACGGGCATTATCATCACCAATTGGTGAGAATAACTGTAAGTAATCTTTTTCATTCTTAAACGAATGCATTAATTCTTCAAATTCTTTGTCGCTTAATCTATCTAAACGCTGCCGAGTTAGTTCAGCGTTATTGGTTTTTGGTAATAGCTTACCAATAAATTCTACAGCTAAATCAGTCGCTGCTTTTCTGGCATTATTCATTTTGAACTACCTTATAAAAACATATAACAATATAAACACCTACGTAATCATAAGATTACGTAGGATGTCTAATTATTTACTGTTGTGTTTGTTCTTGTACTGGCTCTTCTTCCACTACTGTCTCACCAGCGTGGTCGAGGTGTTCTTGAGCTTCTTTGACTTCCTCGTCATTAGTTTCAAGAACAGTTTCTTCACCGTGCTCCAGTTGAAGATTGTCTGTATCTTCGCCTTCGCGTACATTACCATCTTCATCAAATAGAACTTTAATTTCTTCGTTCATCTGCATCATCTCATTTGCTAATTTACGATTAGTTTCAAATGCCTCTCGAACAACGGCGGCGGTAGCTTCTTCTTGAGATTCAATCTTATTCTCTTCGCGAGTAAACCATTCACGGTCAATCTTGCCATGTTCTACATAGTAGCCAATGTAAGGGAGGATTTGAGTATCTAATAACTCTAACCATTCCTTAGAAGTCATAGTTTCACCCAATAGAGAACGAATCTCACGTGTGTTATAACCCTCTTCTTTCTTACCAGATAGTTCACCAATGCGGAACAAGAACAAACGAAGTTCACGAGACAAAAGAAAGATTTGTTCAGTAATAGATTTGTTATAAATTACTGCTTTCAAGGTATTGATATTAAATCCCATGAAATTAAACAAATCAGTCAATGTAAAGAAACCATGTTTATCAATCAGCTTTTTCAAATCACTCAAAATAAAATTAGGGTCAGTAATCAGAGCTTCAAATGTCTCATCTTTCAAACCTGTTTTATTTAGAGTATCTTCTACCTTTACTGATTCTTCACCAGCCATTTTAGCATATTCGTCATTAATCTCTTGAGCTGTTTCTTTAGTCAATTCGATTACTTGTTCTTCATTAGTGTTATTCAATTCAGTCATTTTGATTTCCTTTATTTAGAAGATTCTTCAATCATTTCAGTGATTGATTTAACAAACTCTTTACGATATTTTTTCTTGATGGTTTTCTTATCGGCTTCTAACCAGAATGGGTGATAAGTACCTAATGCAATACGCATAATATCTAATGTAGAGAGTTCTAGTTGACAATGGTCGTCATCGTCTGCAGAATACCATGGGCGTGTATTCAATAAGATGTCCCAGTCGTAACCTTGTTCTTTCACTTTCTCGTAGAGTGTTTCTGGAGTAAGGTCAAGAAGTCGAACATCAATATTTCCTAATGCTGCACGCCAGTATTCTTTCATCTGCAACATGTCTGCACAAATCTGAATAGCTCGAGCCAAACGAAGGTCTTCATCCATCAAACTACGAACAGTAGTACGAGCTAATTTTACTTCAGGGCGTAATACACAGTAAGAATCTTTAAAGCTACCATTCAAAGACATGTCGCCTTTTAAGCCAAAGAAACCATGAGTACGTAAGAAATGGAAGTTAGTCAATTCTTCCAATACACCGTACTTCTGCGATACCACTACGTTTACAGTCACACCAGATGGGCCTGTCTTACAACGTAACATTTTCATGCTTACTACGTTTAAGTCATCTGGGTTATTGTCTACGCCAACACCTTTTAATGGATAGTCCATTTGGTTTTTATCGTATTTGTTCAATTTTGCTACACCACGAATCAACCACATGGTCATGGCAAGATAGTTGATGTTATTAGGAACACCTTTCAATTGCATACCACGATCTAAGTGTTGGAGTGGTTGGTGTACTGGCGCATATGGATCAAGCTGATATTTCTCACCATAGTGGACAGTAGTGGTTAAATAAGTATTTGTACCTACTAAGATATCTGGTAGTTCGTCAATCATGTTGCGTTTAATTTTACCAGAAGTCATGTGGAGCATATTTTGTTTGGCATCACCTAAGTCTGTTTTATCACGCAATTCATTAATTTGAGAACCTTCAAACTTAGAAGCAGAGTCCAATGTAATATGGGTAGGTAATAGAATTTTAATCTTCTTACCTTCCCTATCTAGAATAGGGATTTCCACCATCATTTTAGAACCTGCTTTTTTCTTAGCGTACATCCAGTCTTTTGCCATCTTAAACCATTCGTCACCTTTATAGATGGCTGATTCAGTCACAATCCAACGACCTGATTGGAACCAGTCTGGTTCATGGTCTGGACGAACAATTCGACGTAGACGTGCTTCTAAGCCAGGCATAAACACATTATTCTCTGTATCGTATTTTTGACCAGTAGAATAACGATGTAAACGGAATGCACAAATCTGACTAATATAGTCAGCAATAGCGGATTTATATGAGTTACCAGGACCTACAATTACAACGGAACCATTATGTCCACCGTTTGTAATATAACGTCCATGTTCTCCTAATACAGGTGCACCTGTTAGAATATCCATTAAGCAACCGATATTGATATTTGCGCGAAGATATGGTGATGTCTTCGCTTCCATTTGAAAGAAACCTTCAATAGCCATGTTATGTCCTTTATTGAAAATCTGTTTGTCGGGGGGTTAAATATAATGTATTCAAATATATTGGGAGAGACAATTTATTTAGCTATTTTTTAACCATAATTAAGAAGAAAGTCATTTAACATGAGTAAATTTGATGCATTAAAAAATCAATGGAATGTTCCATTGGAAGTATCGATTGAGCAACTCAATCTCTCCGTATCTGAATTGAAAGATATCCAGTTAAGTAACGAAGGTTTGATTCAAGCGATTACTAGTATTTTTAGTAAAGGTTTTAACGCTTTAAGATTAGGTGTAAACAAACTAACTGAAACAGAACAAAAGCAGCTTTCAGTAGATGAAGAAGCGGTTCGTAAATTGACCAGTAAAGGATTTACTAATAACTACGCTTATTTAATCGACCGTCAAGTATCCGTACCAGCAGGTATGAATACCACCTATGTTACTTACACGTCTCATGGTTTGAAAATGTCTGAGACATTTAAAAATACTATGGGTTTAGTTGAACAATTGCGTTCTGACATTGGTCGTATTATTTCCACACAAGATGGTATTAAAGATGCTACTATTTTCTCAGATGCACTCTATGTAAAAGCTCTGAAAGAATTGAAAAAAGATTTAGATACTCTTAGCAAGATTCGTAAAGGTAATGAATTTAATGCTATGCGTCCTTATGGTGATGTATTTAAAAACAATGGTGAGTTAATCGAATCTATTAACATTACTCGTAAAGCTAATAATAACTTTAACTTAATCGACCGTCGTAAATTAATGGTTTCTGTAGAAACTACAATGAATTATGTGAAAGAGTTATCTGATTTAGCAAAACAAGATGGATTCTCTAAACAACTGGTTGCTAAAGTAGGTAATGCTGTAGCTTGTGTGGCAGAATTCATTGAAGCATTCAGTGCTTCTATATTTAATCAAGAAATGACAGTACGTGCTTTAAATGAAGTTTCTTGGGAAATAAGTGGTTTAGCTTAAAAACAATTACTACTGGGGTGCCCTTACAGGTACCCCAGTAGTAGTATGTTATCTTGCTTTTAGTTTTTTGATTTCTGCTTCTAAGGTAGCGACTTTATTCACTAATTCGATGACTTTCTCTTCAGCTATTTTCAGTTTAGCTCCTTTATCCGCATCTCTCTTAGCCAATTCAGTAATCTTAGCCAACGCAGGAGTTTGTTCCTTCTTACGTGTCTCTCTTACTGATTTGATTCTCTCATGGTCTTGATTTGAAATAATGTGTATTTCAGACAAAGCCATGGCCTCAGCATGTATTTCAATACCTACATTTAAATTACATAATTCTTTAATTTGTTCAATTAACAAATCTAAATTAGTATTTAATGGCATAGCACCTAAACGAATACCAATACCCATACTCACATAATTCACACCTGTGCCAATAGGATAAGATACTAAGTAATGTAATGGGAATGAATATCGTTGTCCAGAATCAGTTCTTAGGAATACTATCCTGCCTTCTGTTTCCATGTGCTCTTTATAAGTTGCTTCAGGTATCTCATGCTTCTTATAATACGTTTCATAAGGGTCGATACCTATTGCAATGAGTTGACCATAGTTAGATATTGCGGTACACTCTAAAGCAGTATTAACAGGTAACAAAGAATTAAAAGGGACTTTAAGTTCCCATAATCCTTTTGACCCTACTGTTGGGTTATTTAAAGAAGACATTCATTTATTCCTTATTTTTTATTAAAGTTATACTTAGCAGCTACTAAGTAATGGAATCCCTCAAAGTTCATGACTAAGAATAACTTACCATTACGGGTAACACGAGTATAAATCTTATCACCATTGATGATTTCACCACCAGGTAAAGTTAAACGTTCACGTGGTAGTGTAGAAGTAGGTGTCATTTCTTCAGCAACAGCCATCATGTCTTGTAACTTCAAAGACCAGTTTTGTGTACGGGTAGATTGATAGTTAAAGTCAGTAGAGGTAGAAGGTACGTCAATAAAGTCAGGGAACATGTCTCTGATTTTAAATTTATTGTCTCTGTTTTCTGGAGAACCACAAACACTAGAAGTAATAGAACGATAGTACAATGAAGTAACTTGTAAGTTATCTTGAATGTGTGCATCTGGCATTTCATTCATGAAAGGTTTACCATACTTAGTAAAGGCTTCTTTATAATTCATGGCTGGAGAATATAAAGAGGCTTTCTCTTTTACTTTATTCTCGTTACTGAATACATCCCATTGTGGTACAATAATGAATTCATTGCGTTTAAAGATTTCTGGGAATACTTCTTTCCATTCATCTCGACTGTGTGAAGAATTAGCTAAAATAGTTTCTTGAATCTTCTCACGTACAGAGTCAATATTGTCACCTGCATCACCCCAGATTAATACATACCAATTGGTATCTAATTCTGGTCTACGGTTAACTGGATTGTGCCATTTGAAGATATCCAATCGAAACACGGTAACAGGTGAAGAACCTTTTTTAGCATTGGCTTTCTTAGTCAATAGATTAACTGGGGTTTTAGCCAATTCAGCTTCTACTTGAGTACGTGTAGTAAAAAATACATCCATTGCATCTACTGGAGGGACAATCTCAATTTCAAAATCATCGTATTCTGATTTAAATGATTTATCACTAAACCAAACATGAAATTCATTATTGTTATTGTCTTTCCAGGATACCCATTGAACACAATAGTAGTTACCGTCTGTAACGACATTACCTAATTGGAACATCTGAGCACGTGTACGGAAAGTATCTAATAGATTACGTTTCAATTCATCTACGTAGATTTCACGAGCTGAACGCAATACATAATCGTAGATATGTTTAACAATATCTAAAGTCAGATTCAAATCATTTGATGCAATCTCGACACGTCTATTGTTGTCAGTAGAACGAAATAGTGCTAAAGTGATTGACTTATCTGTATTGTGGGTATATAATGCAATATCTTTCTCGTAAGTACGAGATTCTGTAGATAGTTCACCAAAACGATGTTCTTCCATTCTGGTGTTAGTCACGAAGAAATCGTGTTGTGCAAATGCTTTAATAGATTTACTCATTTTTTGTCCTTAAATATACTAATATACAATGAATAACTATAGGAGAATAAACATAATGTGGAAAATAATTTTTGGCTTTATCTGGGAACTTATTATCGGTAAGGATGTAAGACCAGGTAAAGCTTATCAACATCATAAATTTCGTATACTATTAGTAATTGTAGTATGCGCATCTTTATTTTATAATTTCATGGTCACTAAAAGACTGATTGTTTACTACGATGCATTCAACGAGGTGAATGTTAAGTACGAAAAATTGAAAAAAGAAAATAGACAATTAGAATCAGAAAATAGGAAATTACATGACATTGTAGTTAAGCACATTGACCGAAAATATATGCCACCGCCACCAGCTGGCACAATGTAAATAAAAACAGATGTTTGGTTTCTATGAAAAAAGTAATCTCTCAATACTCTCAATTCACTTTAACTATAGGAACTAAACATTATGTCTTATACTGGTAAAGGACTCATTATTTACTGCGATGGCGGTAACTTTAAAAGAAACCCAGGCCCAGTAGGGTCGGGTCTTTATTATTATACTTTCTCTAATGAAGAAGCTGAAAAAGTATTTCCAATCAAGGGTATTAGACCTACTAATAAGGGCTTTACTGATATTAAAATGCAGAAAGTAAAAGAATACCCTAGTGTTGGAAACTTAGATGAGTTTGTTAAATCTGTACTAGACGATGAATCATTTTACGATGTTAAGATTACAAACATGGTAGAATGGTGTAAGGGTACAGGTACTATTGGTAGTAATAATGTGGGTGAGTTACTCGCATTCTTACAAGCACTAAAAATTATTAATCAAGAACATCCCGATGTTTGTATTATCTTTACTGACTCTGAATACATTATTAAAGGTATGGGTTGGTTAGATAAATGGAAGTCTACTGATTTCATTACTGGTTCTGGTAAACCCATTAATAATAAAGAAATATGGGAAGAAATCTACAAAGAAAGAAATATCCTCCGTGCTAATAAGATTCCTTATTCTATTAAGTGGATTAAAGGTCATGGGGATAATATCAAAGATAGTCGTACCATTTCAAACATCAGCAATATGTTTGCAGATAACTGTGCCAGTATTGGTGCTTCATTATCCAATAACAAACTTTACTTTCCAGATACATTAGATGAAGTATATCGTGAGGTCACAATAGAGGAATTAAAAATAGACAAAAAACCAGAACCGATACACCCTCTATTGGTTAATAAACGACTTTATTTTAGTTTCGGTGGTAGAACTGATAAAAATCTTTTTTATGTTGGCAACCCAGGATATCAGGTTGAAGATATTTACATCGGTAAACAAATCCCTGACGCACAAATTGGCATTGTCTACATGAAGGATAGAAACCCTGTCATCGAAATGGTAGAGGAGGAACAAAACAAATGGTTAAATCAACATTATGGTTATAATAACTTAATGTATTGTCTGATGTTAGACAATATTGCTAATACTAAGACTTACCGTAAGTTAGCAAAATACGGTAATATCTTCATCTCTCGTCCACAAGGTGTTCCTAACCTAGAAACAGTAGACGGTAGTACACTGACATATGTGAACGACCCAGTATACTTAGGGATGAAGAACATTGATAATATTTCTGCTTTGCAGAATGTATTAGATTTGTATAAAGATAATAGTCCTTTAGTTAAAGCAGTAGATTTAACTGAATTGTTTTATTCTACTAAAGAAATGGAAGTCGTCGAAGATTTACAGGGAAATAATATTAAAACGGTAATAGGTAAGACGTTACTTAAAGAGCACACTAACACAATGAAATCCATTAAAGTTCCTATTGAATTTGGTGGTGATGAATTTGTGAAAGAAAAGCAAGTTAAGAATATTATTTTAACCTGTGGTATCGACATGCCAAGAAGAAATCAGATGAAATATTTTGAACAAGAATATCCATCTGTAAAACTTCTGGTATGGCATAATTCGTGTGCTTTGTATCGTTTTGCTTTTCTAGTAACTTTACATGAAAAGTTAAGTGAGGAAAAACTTACAATTAAAAACTATGGAATTTGGGAAGGCGTAGGGGTATCTCAAATTCTACTTGATTAACAGGATAGCCTACCATGATGAGTATAATCTATAAACTTCTAAAATTTCTACTCCCAGAGCGTTTAATTAGAACTTTGTTTATTACATCTCTTTATACGAAACTGTTTAATGTCAAGACTTTAGATATAAGAATTTATCATAAAGTCAATAAGCTCTTAACAGTGTGTAATAACGACTATGCGTGTGGTGCTGGGATGAGCTTAGCTCAAGTCTTCTGGAATGGTGTAGAACTACAGATTGTCAAAGCAGAATTGAATTCAGAAAATCGTGTCGTATTGACAAAAGAAGCTGAAGAAGAGATTGTTTCTAAGATAATCAGTAGAACACCTAATTGGCTTATTTATAATCATGCTGACATGGTTATAGATATCAAGAAGATGATTGAAAATCGTTTAGAACTGAAGAATATTACAGCTTAAAAATAAATAAATAATATATTACACTAGGTACTGTAATGGTACCTAGTGTAATAGTATTTATTAAATTGGTGGAGAAGTAATAGATTGTGTTTCACTATGTCTATGGCCATTATAGGATTTACCATCAATAATGTGGTCACCTTCCGTAACCATATTACCAATATGCTTAATGTCACCACGCATTTCAAAGCCACTGCCGTCACCCCCAGGCCCTGCGCTAATGCCACCTGCTACAGTTAAGTTACCAGTATGTGTTTGAATTGGTGTCACTGTAGCAATATTAGCAGTAGCATTATTCTGCATTTGCATTGTATTCACTTGTGTTACTTGAGATACATTAGAGGTTAGATTATCACAACTAATGGTAATATCGCGTTTATTAATCTCAATATAAGCACCTTGCGCTGTTTGTAAACGAATGATACCATTTCCTGAATCTATCTTAATTAAATTCCCAATGTCATCCATGATGTTAACTAAACCTTGTTTAACATCTACGTTAACATCATAAGCCCATTTCTCACCATCTGATTTAGTAGTGTGTACGAAATTGACTTTCTTCTCGTGTGTAGAAATACCTTGAGTCCATGTATTCTCTGGGGTAGGTTTTTCATTCTCATTTTGAGTATTAGAGTAACCCATGATTCTGGTTTCTAGCTTCTGATAGTTTTTAGAATTAGAAACCGTTTCCCAATAGAAATAATCTGTATTGGCTTCACGGTATATTTGTACTTCTGCACCACGTCTAATATTAGGTGGTACCATCATGTTTGGGTCACGACATAACCACTTAGCCACAATGGTATTACTGGTGCGTACACCAGTCGATATCTTATTACCATAGCTATCGGTATATTCTGTCGTATATTCTTCTATAACATCATGTAGTTCACCATCTACCATAGGTAGGATACTCTTAGGCCATACAGTCAATATGTCTGTATTTATCTCTAAGTTAATGGCTGCGATACCCCTTGAATATGGTACAAGGTTATTTAGATTATCCATTATACTTTCCTTTATTAATATATTGTAACCTTTCATATTTTTGAACAATTATGTCTTATTAAAAGGATAATAACCGTGAAAATATTATCATTAGAATTAAAAGGTGCTATTCGTTTAGAATTAAGTGGTATTAAAAAGATTACGATTACCCCTGAAACCAGCATCATGGCAGTGATTGGTAGTAATGGTAGTGGTAAGTCTAGTCTATTACATTACCTAAGCCCTATGTTGGCTGATAAGAGTGACTTTAGTAAAGACGGATATAAGAAGATTAGGGTAGAACACAATAACCGTATTTATTGTTTGACTTCTGATTTTAGCATTAACAAACATTCTTTCGTAGATGAAGGATTAAATGAAGAATTGAATATCGGTGGTACTGCGACTATGCAGAAACAACTGATTAAAGATTATTTTAATTATACTGATAAAATCCATTTACTCTTAACAGGTAAAGAGAAGTTTACACAGATGTCCCCTGTAAAGAGAAAAGAATGGTTTACTATGCTGTGTGATTCTGATTACACATTTGCGATTAATACATTCAATAGGGCAAAAGATAAACTACGTGATGCTACTGGTGCTTTAAAGAAAATGACGCAACACCAAATGCAATTGACTTCTACTAATGTGGAAGAAAATGAATTAGCAAATATTAATGCTTCTATTAACGAACACAATCTTAAAATTGAAGAACTCAATAAGATTATTGGTTACAAAGACGCTTTTGCTAATCCAAATTACAATATTGACTTAGAGAATAATCTAACTTCTTTAGTCAATAAAGTAGAACCATTGAACGACAGATTAGTAAAGTCTATTACCGATATCTCTAATAAGGAATTAACACCAGAATATAAAGAAGAAATCATTCAGCGTAAACTTTCTTTAGAAAAAGAATTAGAAGCGACTGAACTACTGTATAGCCATTTGATTAAAGAATATAGTCAAATGGAAAATAAGATTAGTCAGGTAAAGATTACTTCTCATTCTGAATTAGAATCTACTCGTATTAAGATTGAAGAATTAACAAAGAAGAAAAACGAATTAGAAAAACAAGCTAATTCGATTCCATGTGAATATCCCATTACTGATTTACACTTACAAAAAGAAGTATTGGTACAAGGTAACCCAGATGTTTTAGAATTACTCCATCGTTTAAGTTTATTCGGTGATGAAGACATTACTCGTGATTCTATTGGTCAATTAGTTGATAAAATAGATTCAACTAAGAAAGAACAATCTAATCTTACTGTTTTGTATAATCGAATTGACGAGAGAATTAAACATTTAGAACAAAAAGAGAAAGAGATTAAAATCCTTTGTCCTAATTGTTCACATGAATTTCATCCTGGGTTTGATAAAGAGAAGTATGATTTGTATTTGAAAAAACGAGAAGAAGTTCAAGGAGACCTTGATAAGATTACTACACTTATTAAGGATTTAGAAGAACAATACATCGATAAGAATACAAAGTATACTATCTTAAAAGACTTTAGTCAATATTGTCGAAATCAATCTAATGTGTTAAACCAATGGTGTGTTGATGTTATTCGTAATAAACTTTATCTAGGTAAAGTATACGAAGCAGGTGAACTTTATAATAATTATAAAGACTATGTGGTTTTGCTATCTGATATCGATAAACTGAATCGAGAGATTCTCTCTTATCAGCAAATTATTGACAATGCAAATCAAGTAGATGAAAAAGAACATCATCTTTTAACCGAGCAATTAAATAAGATGTCAACTCAGTTAGAAGAAGTGAGAAGAAAGAAACAAAGTATTATTATCCATTTGGAATCTATTGAAGATATTCTTCGTTACTATAATGAATTTGAAGAAGCTAAAGACTCTCTTCAAACGACATTGGATGATATTGACGATATCCAAATGAAGTTAGCTGAATACGATATTTATACTTTGGTATCTGGTTTAATTGCAGAAGAAAGAAATCAAGTAGCTATATTGACCAAAAAGCAAATTGAAATCATTACTCGTGAAAAGAATATCGAGATGGTAAATAAACAAATCGAAGATATTAAACAAGAAATTGAATCATGGTCAGCTATTGTCGATACATTAAATCCACAAGATGGTTTAATTGCTGAAGGTCTATTAGGTTATATTAAGATATTCTTAGCCAGAATGAATGGCTTTATCCAATCTATTTGGTCTTATCCTCTTATTATTCATCCTGCTAAAATGACAGATGGTGAAAGTAATGATGAGTTATCTTATCGTTTCCCAATGACTGTGGGTTTGAGTGAAAAACCAAAAGCAGATATTTCTTTAGGTAGTGATGGTATTTTAGAGATTATTGATTTAGCATTTAAAATGATTGCCATGAAAGCATTAGGTTTATCAGGTTATCCTATATTCTTAGATGAGTTTGGTAGAACATTTGATGCTAAACACAGAGAGAATGCTTTAAAGCTAATTGAGAAATTATCTGAAGAATTTATTGAAGACCAAATATTTATTGTGTCTCACAATTTTATGGAGTATTCCGTTTTAAATGACGTGTCTTTCTGTGTGTTATCAGAAGACAATATCGTTTTACCACCTAACAACCTCAACAGAGGTGTTGAAATTATTCGTTAAAAAGGAAATCAAAATGAGTAATCAAAATACTAGTAACCAAGTTGTAGATACTGCTATTGCTAACACAGCCATTCACGATTGTGATGATAGCACATACGAAGTACATGTAAGTGCAGCGACACAACATATGTTGGCTCAACTGCGTGAGAACTTCATTACTGGTTTGAATATCTATTCTCTTATTGAAACTACTATGTTAAAGTATGCGGAATCTCATGCTACTAAAGACTATTTGTTGGTTAAGTCTAGTCAAGCTTATAAACAGCTAAGTGAATCTACTAATAAAGAATTGGTAGAACTTCGTCAACTGGTTGAAGTATTGAAAAAAGAGAATGAAGAACTACGAAATGAACTAGATACTTATCGTAGTAAAGCTACTGTAGTTAAAGAACCTGTTACAGAAGACGATGTAGAGAATGCGCCTATTTTAGTTAGTGCTCCTGACATTGAGCATTCTTCTGAAAATACAGTTACTCTTTCTGATGAAGATATCCAAGGTATTCGTGGTAATGCTGTTGTAGAAGCTATTCCTACAATTAGACACAGTGCTGATGAGGTAAAACCTAATGATGTAATATCATCTCATGCTCACCCTCATCCAAATGGTGCTGGTAATGGTGTATTCGTTTCTACTGGTAAACCAGATAATGGTGCTGAAAAGATTCGTGTCACCGAATATTCTAAAGTAGCAAATACCAGAATTTAAACATATAGCTTAAATAGAGAGACACATTTAAGTGTCTCTCTATTTAGTTAATCGTCCATACTATCATTGTCACCTTCAGGCAATGTATTCAATTTACCTAATACTTCTTTTTCTGTAAGGATAACGGTACCGCGTACTAATTCACTGTCTGTAATTTCACGAGACGCAGGAGGTAAGTCAATTACTCTTTCCACCATAGTTTCAACAGAATTAGGGATAATATCTTTAATCTCTTTTCTCTGTTCTTCATTTCGACTCATTGCTTCAGATACAAGTGTATATACCAAGTCTTGTTGTACAGCATTCGATTCTTCATCTACTTTCAGTCTGGCTTGTGCAATCACTGCTTTATCATTTGCAGCCATCATCTTTAAAGCCATGTCTAGCATTTCTGGATCACTAGTAACTTCTTCACCTTTTGCAAAAATAACTCGAGTTAATTGTTGGCGTAATTTAATGTTTTCATCCATCACACCCAGTTCATCGTATTTACTGGTGTTACCTACTTTTTCAAAACTACCAATATTAATCGGTGTAATTGATTTTGGTTTCGGTGGTGAATCTTCAATCATTTCTTCAATCATTGTTTTATCCTTTTTTAAATTTGTTTTAAACATATACTATTATATTGGAATTGGTGTACTTCTCCACCAGTTATTTTACTTATGAATTTCTAAAAATAGAAAATCAGTTATTCATAAAATTATATAAAGGAATCCGTAGTATGTCTATAATTAAAGATATCTTTTATATCTGGAAACGTTATAAGGCTAATCGAAAATTAATTTCTTTAGTAGAGGCGAGTAAACAATACGAAGGTTTTATCCTTAATGCTCTTTACATAGAGATGAATGGTGACTTTAACAGTATGTATACAAACCTAATAGAAGTTTGTGAACATTACCATAAAGAGTTATTACCTTATAACAAACGTATCTTACCAGATAGTATCAGTACAGATATTAACCAAATACCTGTTGGAATTAAGTATCTAAACAAAGCAGATACTTTAATAAAAGTAAACAGTACGATTGGTTATTTGACTTCTCAACTGAATAATCCTACTTTTAAATTAAAACCTTTAGAAGTAGAAAAGCTAAATACCAACTATCTAAGGTATTCTCCTAACTTAATCACTATTGTCGATTTCTTCGATAAAATGATTAATTTGTTAAAAACATTAAAGGATAAGAAAGACAGTCCTTTAATCTATTTTAAATTGAAACCTATTATATTTGTATTGATGTCTGTTATTGCGGTTAGCTCTAAGGTATTATACGAATTTAATAAGGTCGAGAAATAATTATTTATATAAAGGAAACAACATGAATAATGAAGATACTATGCTTCGTGGTTTTCGTAAAATCACCGATTCTAAGGACGGTGGTTTAGGTGAAGTCACTAACGACTGGCCTGGAATCTGTGCCATGTTATTACGGAAGATTATCCGTGATATGTACATTGGCAAAGGTAAAGAAGGTTATATGCAATGGCAAGACGAGCGTATTACCTATCCACAAATGGAAGAACTCATTGAGGAATTTGTTAAACGATACTATGGTAGTAGTATTTCAGATGCTGAATTGAAATCTGAAAAATCTCGTTTACTGACAGAGTTCTCTCGAGATGGTATTTCATTTAAGGTATTGGGTGAATTACTATTAGTATTGGATTTTGACTGGGTAGATATTTCTATTACTGCTGCGCGTAAGTCTGGTACGGTAAAAACCTATATGCAACATATCGGTGGGATTGGTAAAACCCAATTTGAACATCCCGAATATACTGAGGAATTCAATCGTGAATCTGGTGGACATGATAATCCAGCAGATTGTCCTGATTCTTTAGTAGTAAAGAAAATCAAAAAGAATGCTACTCGTAAGAAGCGTTCTAAATAAGATAAACTATTTAAAAAGGAATTAACTTAAATGACAAACGCAACAAATACTCTCGAGTTTAAAGCATATCGAGATATGGATAAGAAAGATGGTATTGACCATATCCGTATTGATAAACACGCCATTACTTTACTTGGTAAACAACTGATTCCAAGTTATACTCGGACGTTTTACCATCCAGTTTATGGTTCATTTGCCAGTATTCAATCTGCAATTGAATGGTATAAATTGGAAAAAGACGATTTCGATGTACGTTTAATGACAGGTGTGAAGTTAGATGAATATGTAAAAGAACAAATTGAATCTGGTAAAAATACGGTTAAAACCACAGAAGTACCAGATTATGTCATTAAAGAGTTTATTACATATTCTCTATTGAGTAAACCTGATTTATTCAGTATGGCTGTAGAGAATAAATTACCTTACTGTTGTTATCATGTCGGTAATGATGGATATGCTAAGGTAAATTATATTCAGTATACCAGAATACTCGGAAAAGTAATTGACGAATTACGTGGTAAATAACCAATTAACTAACTATACTACACTGCCTCTTTTATAGAGGTGGTGTAGTATATAAAATCTATGAATTATTTTTTTAGTTTTAGAAAAGGAAATAACATGGCTAAAGTAAAAAGAACACCTGCACCACCAAAAGGTAAAAAAGGAAATAAGTCTAAAAAGACAAAAAATGGTGTAGGTAATAAAGTATCTACTAAAAAGAAAGATGACGCAAAGACGGTATTTAATAGTAGTCTAGATACTAAGTTGGCTACTATTGATGCTTATCAAAATCTAGGTAATACTGTTAATAGTTTGTATCAGTTTACCAATACCATGTCTTTGACTTCTATTACCGATGCTATTAAAGGTGGTTTAAATGGTTTAAATAAAATCAATGATTACCTTAAGATGGCAAAGGATATTAGTACTGGTCTTCAAAATGGTAACCTAATGGATAGAGTAGGTTCATTAGCACCAGGAGCTAAAGCAGCATTACAATCAGCTGGCTTAGACCCTGCTATGTTCGATAAGGTACAAGCTGCTGCTAAGATTGGTAATGATGTCGTTACCACTGTTAAGGATGTTCGTTCTGGTAAATTAGATGTATTATCTGGTTTGAATAATTTAGGTAAAGCCATTACTGGTCAAGACATTGGTTTGATAAAAGACATTCAAGCATTTAAAGCTTCTGCTGCTGCTATTGTTAAAGAATTCAGTAGTGCGGGTATTGCTATTCGAGACAACTGGTATTCTTTAGTAGGACATCGTGATAAAGATGGTTACGAATATAATGTGGCTATGGATGTCGCTACTACAGTAATGGATGACTTATTGGAATATGGTGATTACGATACTGCTAAGATAGCCATTAAATCGATTAATCCACAAAAGTTAAAAGAAATCACAGGTGATTCCATTGATAATATGCTGAAAAACTTCAGTATGAATTCTGTCTTTAATACAGGTAGAAAAGAGCAAGATGTCTTTAATGATGTATTAAGTGTCATTGAGGCATTTGATAATGGTAATTACCTTTGGATAAATAGAGAAGGTAATAGAAAGCTATTTAATGTTCGTTTGTTCATGGGTGCTTCTGAAGATTTTAAGAGAATTGCTAAAGTTACTTTAGCAGATAGATTCTTCTTAGACAGCCATGTTAAAAAGTCATTGGATTATACTGATAAAGAAAATGAAGTGTTGTTATTATTAGGTAATGTATTTACGAGTATCAGTGATTTTAAAACTGAACTTAATAAAGACTTCCCTGACTTTATCGTTAATGAAAGACAACAAACTGTTTCTATTATCTCACCAGACGCATTTAAAATTAATAACGCATAAAGAGTACATTACAGTATAGCGAAAGCTATACTGTAATGTATATACATATTAACGTTCTGCTCTCTCATCCCAAAGTAAGGCATTTAAACCGTCTTTCAAGAATAGTGTGCCTAACATTTGTCCAGGTAAACTATTACCCATGATACTTGCTGTTCTTGCACTACTATAACTAGAAACATACTGTGTTTGATTAAATGCTAATCTACGTTTTAAACGAGTACTTTGATAATATTGTTCGTTAACACCCATACCAGCTAATGTAGCCATATAGTCCATGAATGGTGTGTCGTCGTCAAATATACCACCTACAAGATTAGTTGCCGCACCAAAAAATGCACCTGCTACTGCGCCGCCTATACCACCGATTAAAGACCCTGATACCATTTTCTCAATGGTTTCACTCATCGAGACACCCTCTGTAATAGGCATAGCAATGATTTCTTCCATTGGTGTAATAGAGAAACTAACATTTACTGACATTAGGTTACCTTCTGGCGTAAAGCCCATTGTACCATCACCACGTGTAATAGTAATAGAATCAATAGCCGCTAAACGAGATTGCATTCTACCTTTATCGTAGAATTCGCAATACAACGGATTAGAGTGAGAGTGCTTACCTACTGATGTTGGTAGGGCAGCTGCTAAGATACAAGCTAATGGAAAGTACACATCATTAAATGCAGAACGACGATTAGCGTATCTTGCTTTTAATGTAAATGAGTAACTTGGTTTTGGTAATTGAGTTTCTGAAGATTCCCAATACTTAGGCATAGAGACTGTACCACCACCGCCTGCAACCAATAAACCACCTAAACCAATTGTAGAAACAATACCTGTTGCAATAGATTTAATACCACCTACTACTTCTTCAACTGTATTGGTAAGAGCATCATCACCAATATTACCACCTGCTAAGTCAAAGTAAGTGGAACGACCAGTAGAAGCCATACTGTTAATCTTTTCCATTAATGAAGATGTTTTGTAGTTGTTAGAGAATGTTTCAGAAACAGCACCTGTATCATCTACACGGAAACTAACAAATGCACCACCTTCTCTTAACTCTTCTTCTAAGAAGTTCCAGAAACCATCATTACTTACGCTATTGAAAGTTGGGGTATCACCAATGTCGCCTTTATTTGCTTTCTCTCTTTCGTCTTGTTGTGGTTCACCATTCTCACCAGGCCTATCTGAATTATACATAGCACCACCGCCATCGGCAGCCATGGATGTCCATTTAGCAACATAATCAGCCAGTTTAAAAGAGGTTCTACCATTTCTATTACGATAAGAAGTATGGAGCATTTGTCTTAGGTCTAATTTAGTACCGGTAGCCATTTGAATTTCTTCTAATGTTTTGTATCGTGCGTGTGCTAAACGCTGTGCACGTGTTGCTACAGCAAATACGTCAAACTGAGCACCAGATTCGTAACCTGTAATTTTACCTAATGCACCATCTAAGAATTGGTTAATGTGACCATTACCACCGAATGTATTAGGCCATAGTGCTTTCATGGCTTTAACATTATTATCGTCCCACTTCATGTCATCTTCACCAAGAGTCATGTCATTACCATTTTCGTCTGTACCAGTACCACGGTGAATCAAACCTAAGTCTACTAAGAAGTGGTTACAAATAGTTTGTACAGATGACCAGTATAGTGGCATGTTTGGTTTTAAGTAAGCATACTTAGAAGTAGGTACACGTAAGAAGAAGTTCTTAGCTTTACCTAACATACTAATTAAAGCTAATGGCCAGGTAATAATAGAAACAGCATGTCCAATTAATCGGCCTAATTTAAATAATAAAGTATTAATCAAGCCTTTATTAATAAATGCTGCCGCACCTGGGTGGAACATACCAAACAAATAACTGGTTAACGAGTTAAATGCCAATGTACCAAACCTAAATGTTACTTGTCTATAATTATCATCAAATGTTTCTGAAAAGTATGGACTTAGACCATCATCGTTTGCACCTTTTCTTGCTTTTAACCAATGTGTATCTGACATAGGGTCTGTAAACAAACAAGGTTGTGGTAAAGGGTTAATGACTAAAGAGCCACCTGGGGCTGTATCTTGGAATTTAGAATCAGATGTACTCCATGTTCTGGTTTCTAATGAAGCACCATCTAATGTTTCTTGGTTAATCATGAAGATACTGCGTACCCAGTTTTTATCATTAAAATAACTTGACCTAGTGGGTGCTGCTTTACCATTTACTTCATGTACTCTCTTGTGTACGTCCTTATAAGGATTCATGTTTTCGCTTATGTCGCTCATGTTTTACTCCTATTTATCAATCATAGAAAATAATAGACTACCAGTGTTTACACACTGGCAGTCTGATTACTTTATTGATTACCTTTTCTCATGTCTACTGGTGATTCACTTAATTTTGGGTTTGTTCTAAACTCACTAGAGTAATTCACCTTATCTCTAGCAGTGATTTTAGAATCATTAGAAGAAATTTCTTTCTTGCCTTTCCTTAATTCATCTAAAATATCTGTCAAGAGTTTTGTTTGTTTCTTATTCTCTTTAAGGATATCTTCTGCAACATTGTTAATGGTTTTAGAATGTTCTACTGATTTCTTAGCTGCTTGTTCAGAAACATTCTTCATTTCAGATACATTAACTTTATCCAGTTCGGCTTTAGCTGTCTTCAATGCACTATCTAAAATAGAATGGTTATCCATTTGCTCTTTGTATTTTATACGAGCTTCTTTAGTTTTATTCAAAGTAGTTTCTACCATGGTAGAATCACTTCTTTCACCAAAGTGTTTTAGAATATTTCGGATAGAAGCTTGAAGTTTAGCTACATTGTCTTCTGGCTGATTTGTTGAAGTACCATCTGAATTCAAATGGCCATTGGTCAATGTGCTAAGATCAGTTACCATACCTGTCAAATCAGATATATCTCCAGTATTGGTAGATTTGGTAATATGGACTTCATTTTCTCCTGACTGGGATTTAGCCAATGCATTCTTCAGTGAAGTCTTAGCATCTAAACCTTTTAAATCACCTGTAGATTTAGAACCAGTTTGTATTTTGAGTTTACTGTTTAAATCGACATTAGCCGCTGCTGCGGATTTAGCTTTACTCTTAGCTTTTGCACTAGGTGTAGAAGCTTGTACTGGTGTCGTTTTTGGTAAGGATACTTTATTAGCTACAGAACCATTATAACTAGTAGAAGCAGGTGCTTTTGCACTACCATTATAACCAGGTGGAAGACGTACAGCAATAACCATATTTTTAGTACAGCTAGATTCAGTTACTGCACCACCATTGTTACCTGCTCTTGCACCGCCTTGGTTACCACCAATGTATCTTACTTTACCACCTGATTCACCTAAACAGAATGCTACGTGATTACCGTTATGGAATCTAATGACAAGTACAGCACCGTATGGATATGTTCCAGGTACTGCTGGCTGTCCCCAGTTCTTATACGAAATCGCTGCAGCATTTTTAGTAGAACGAATACCTACAGATTCTAAGATATAACTTACAAATGATGCACACCATGGTGTTTTACCACCGGCTTTCAAACCACAAACAGCATGGAACTGTCTTACAGTACTGTCACCACTAACTTCATTCAAACCCAAATATTTATAAGCAGCGTCCATCCAAGGAGTACTGCCATTACCTTGTGGTTTACCGGCATTCTCAGGAACACCATTAGCTGTTGCCCATTGTTTACCATATTCATTAGCATCGTTGTTAATCTTAACTAATGCAGCTTGTTTTTGAGCAGCTGTCATTGTAGTACTTTGATTAATCATCTTACGAGCAGCGTCGTATGATTTCATCTTATCTAAATACTCTTTATTTGGAGCCATTGTACTCTTACTGAAACCAGAGTTAGCCCAATCGTATCTAGTAGATTTACCAGCTATATTAGGATCAACACCACCACTAGGCATTGAACCAGCACTGGTGTTTGTACCACCAATTGGAACATCTACGCCAAATGAGCGATGCTTAGCAAACATATTATTGGTTAACTGTGCACGTACTTGACCAATTGTACCAGAATAAGCAGGATTCGCTCTTGCTGCTTCTGGGAACAATGAAGCAAAGGAAACATTATCGCCAGCTTTTAATGCTTTTCTCGCACCACCTAATCCTAGGAAGTGTGCTAAGTAAGCATCACCTGGTTGAACATTATTGGTTACTTTTCTTAATGCTTCAATATTGTCTTTAACATATTGGGCACCTAAAATAGCATTCGCTGCACCATTGGTGGCAGGAGTACCTGCTGGAATATTATATTTAGGGCCGTATTGTTTTAACATTTGTTTCCAAGTACCATCAAGGAATTGGAATAAACCAGTCGCACTAGAACCTTTTGCACGAATACCAGGTTGGAAGCCAGACTCTTGTGCTGCCATACCAGCTAACAGACCAGGGTCAACACCAACAACTTTAGCGGCAGCAATAATGGTATCTCTTACAGCACCCCAGCTACCAGAGCCAATAGGTTGTGGTACGTTGGCTAAACTACCGCCAGCACCATCACCAGTTAATGCTTGTATATTTGCCATAGTGCCATATGCTAAGTTAGATGCAACATCTGTAGCAGCATCAAATACGTTCTTATCACCATTCCATACATCCATTACATTTTGCTTAATGTTATCCCAAGCATTACCTGCTGTGTTCTTAAATGTATTCCAAAGATTAGAACCATAATCTTTTACCTTATCCATGGCACTAGATAATTGTCCCATGGTAGTAGATTCATTGGCTTGTTCAATGGCTTTAATCTTACCTTCGGAACTACCTTTAGATTCTAGATCTTTTTTCAGGTAATTAATATCGGGGTCTGCAGATGCTTTATTGGTATTTAATGTATATCCTTCCCATGGTGAAACAGTACATGACCAAACAGATCCTTGTTTGCCTTCACTATTCATCATGGTCGTAGCAATAGCCATTTGTTCAGATGGTCTTGCTCTAGAGATAACGAATATATCATTACTATTTAAAACAGAACGTAACCCATTCATTAAGTTTAGGAATGCAGGTATAAAGCGTGCGCCTAAATATACAGTCAATCTTTGTAAACCACTGGTATCGTTTTTATCAATACCAAATAAGCCACAAGATTTAACCACTAATTCAGCGATATCACCTTTATAGGTTGCCTTACCTTGGGATATGGTTACGCCTTCTTTTACCATTAATTCCAAACGCGCTAAAGTGCTTATTCGGTCAGATTCTGATAAGCTGGTTAAACCATATGTTTTATAACGAATAGCGTTAAATGGATCATAGCCATTTTCGGTAGGTGTATTTTCAATAGTGTCTGATTCAAATAAACCAAAACTACTGGCTAATCCAGTAATAATACCAATACCTGGAATAGCGACTAATAAGCTAAACTTACCCGCACCTTTAACAAAGTCAGTAACAGGTTTACTCTTAGTAGCAGAAGCTGCCAATGCACCGTCAGCACCAGCTGCTGTGACACCTAAACCCATTGCACCAATATCTTTAGCTTTTGATTTATCTAAACCAGCTTCTATCTTAGCAGTTTCAGCGTCTTTCTTAGCTTGCTCTTGTAATCCATTGGCCATTGCATCACCTTGTGCAAACTTAGCACCTTCTGGAGTGGATTTAATCTTAGCTAAGATATTATCAATAAAGCTAATTGCTTGTTCACCTGAACTGTTAATCGCAGCGTCTTTAAATGGAGATTGTGTAGAATTATACTCACCTGGTTTTGGTTTAATCCCTACGTAGTATTTATATTCTTCTTGGTCTTTTAAATCATAAGCGTCTTCAGCACTGTACTTAGGATTAATACCTTTTAATACACTCATGGTTTTTGTAAACACAGGTTTAAACCTAGAGTTATACCAGTACATCCAGTTAGCTGTATGTTCTTTATCTTCTTTATCTACTTCAAATAGTTCCATCACTTCTTCGATGTCTATTTTAGATTCATCGATGCTAATCTGTCCATTTACAAATCGAACAGCTTCGTCTAACATATTCTCAAACTTCAGAATAATCTTAGCTTTCTTCTCATCTTCATCTGGATTAAAACCATACATTAACAAACGTGCTTTTACTTTATCATTGATTTTGGTATCATTCTTCAATAACTTATACAGACCATAACCTACGGCACCTACTGCTGCTGTACCTAAGATAGCCCAACCAATTGGGTTAGTAGCTAAGAATGTAGCTGCGGTACCCAGACCACTGGCTAAACCGCCTAAACCAATCCCTGGAGTCATTGCAGCAGATAGAGCTAAACCACCTGCATCCCATGCGGCATCACCGAAGTTACCCTGCATAAGGTTACTTGCCATCGATACACCAGAAGTGACCATACCGAGACCACCTAGAAGTTTACCTCCTAGTTTAGCAGAACCGCCCATAAGTTTACCGGCTAAACCACCTTTTGGTAATAATCCACCAGCAGCTTTACCTACAATACCAGCACCTGGTATTTTAGAAGCTACTTTGCCTAGAAAACCGCCTGCGGCTTTACCACCTGCTGAAGCTGCTTTACCGCCGCCTTTTAGACCCATTAGACCTAACATACCAGCACCGACAGTTTTAGCACCATCCCAAAGCGTACTTAGGAAACCACCACTTTCTTCCTCCTCACCTTCTTTATCACCTTTCTTTTTACCTTTTCCAAAACCAAATGGTAAAAGACTGGCAATCATAGAGGCTAATCGGAAGTCTCGTTTAGCTTGTTTCTCGTCTTCGGCTTTTTCTTTCTTCTCTTCTGCTCGTTTCTTACGGTTATCTGCCATGCCATTTTCACGTAAACCATCACCATCTACATCACCTAAAGTGCCTGCAGGCAATGGAATGCGTTTATCTAAGAGATTATAAATAGCATAGAGATATCGGTTAGTATCGTTAACCAAAGCAAGGTTTAAGAACATACCGTCCATTGCTGATTTTACTTTACCAATACCTTTATCGAAACCAGATTTAAATCCAGAAGCAGCACCAGATAAAACAGCCCAACCTATCTTGGCTGCGCCTACTGCTAAGTTAAAACCAAATCTAGCTAATTTAAATGCACCTACAGCAGTTTTAACACCTAAGTTTACACCTTTGGATACTAAGTTACCAGCCATATTGGATAGCTTCTTAGCGACTAATTTACCAGTTGTACCAATCTTATTACCGTATTTATCTACTAAACCTTTTTCGATTTCTTCTTGGGTAACGATAATAGTAGGTGTACCAGATTCTTGCATTTGTCTAACATCGTAGATTGGGCCTATCATTTTACGAGCGTCAGTTACATAGTCATTTGCACCTTCATCGTAATACATTCTGTCTTTAATATCACGTGCAAGCATTACAGGGTTTTTCAAGTCACTAGGTAAATATACATCTACTTGTAAAGCGTTAGTATATCCTTCTTTGGCTTTACCGTAAAGATTATGTTTTTTAGCTAACATATGTCCTGCTGCTAAGATAACACCAGCTGGACCTAATAGTGCTGCACCTACTGCTAAACCACCTAGTTTACGAAGTACTTTCTTCTCTTTAAACCAATTCATCGCTTTTACAACTGTTGGTTTGTTCTTAAACATCACGATAGAATCTTTAAATTCATCGTAGGTTAATAAGAGATTACCTTCTTCATCGTAAATTGAACCTTGGATGTCTTCCCATTTTTTAATGGCCTTACCTTCTGCTGTACGGTATTTACCCATCATGAAATCTTTGGCTTTTAAAATGGGTTCAGGCGTGCCTTGCTTATATACGTCCATGAACTTATCTTTAAGTTTGTTTGATTTATCGTTATAAAAATCCTGTACATTCTTCACGTACTTGTCTTTATTATCTCTAAATAAATCAATACCACCACCGATAATACTAGAACCTATACCAAATGCAGCAGGTATACCTGTTCTAAATGGCCATGTACCAATACCCCAAAGAAATTCTGCATTTTGTCTAAGCAAAGATTTCTTTTGTTCTTCAATTGTTTCATTTGGTTTAGGAGGTCCCATTACTTGGCGTTTACGTCTAAATATATTATTAGCGAACTGCCACCAGCGTTTACCTGTTTGTGTAGTCGGATCACTGCTTTCTACTTTATCTGAAATAGCCAATGAACTTAAAGTATCTAATTTCTGCACAGCTACTTTTAAATACAGATTGGTTAACATTGTATTGTCAGCAATGATTTCTAAATTAGATTTACCTTCTTTATTAGAACCAATTTGACTGTTCAATGTGTTCTTAATAGAATCAAATGCATCCGTAGATTTTTCAGCAGTTCTTCTGAACATGTTGATAAATTTCTGAATAGCTGAAGGACCGCCCATTTTCTCAACATCTTCTTGGTTGATGACATATTCGTCTTTATGGACTACGCCAGCCAACTCGTCTTCTGAATTACCAGAAGTAGATTTACCAGTATAACCACCACTAGCAAAGCTACCCATTTTCTCTAATTCACTTACTGTCATTGAACCAGTACTATTAGGAAGATAAGGCAATAGTTTTCTATTTGGGTCGTATCTACCTGATAAATAACTATCTGAAATTGTTCTACCTAACACTGTATTACCAAAACCACTTTTTGTTCTGCTATTTTGATAAGCCAATGCTGAAGCAGCATTTTTAGAAGAATTTCTATATGCTAGTTTATTATCATTTTGGTCTGTATAATAACTACGCATAACATCCCTAAAATCATTACCTGATATATTGTTCAAATTAGACATGAAACTATCGTAGCCAATTCTACCATCTACAGTTACCACACCACTTCGTTTTAAATAATCTAGTTGACCTGTTGCAGATAAATTATTAATTAAATCAATATCTGGTTCTAAGCCTTTAGTAGCTGAATTAATATTGTCAGCAATTTCTGCGAAGTTCTCTTCATCTTCTTCGTGGTCTCGTCTATTAAGTTCTTTAAACTTCTTAGCTACTATTTCTGCTTTTTCTTTGCCAAGCAATGTAGCAAACGTATCTGGATTAGAAAGTAATTCTGGTGTTAGTGGTTTACCTGCTTTGCTATAGGAAATTAATATCTGACCAATTAAATTAGAATCTTCTTTGGTAAAACCATTCTTATATTCTAATTTACCAATCTTATTATAACCATGTAAATCCAATTTACCCATTACACCTAAGCCAGCAGAAGTATAAGTATTTGCTGCGTTTGCACCTAGTGCTCTGACTGTTAAGTCTTTCTGCATCTCTGAACTTTTTTGGAATCGTCCTGATGCGTGGTTATAATCTAACAGTTCAGCAGGAGAACCGGTTCTTATCATGGTGATTTCACGTAAGATTCTAGACAAATAACCAGGAATGATGACATTAACTGTTTTATTGGTTAATCTTTGTTGTCCTTCTGGTGTATTAAAATCCTTATAGCCATTAAGATTATCTACATGAATTGCTTTTGCCTTATCTGTAGCTTCATCTACATGCATCTTTAACCAATCTATACCGTTAAGTATCCAATCGGTTATTGTGTTGGATTGTTTATCTCCTAAAGAACCATCTGCTTGTTTATCTCTTGTACCTAGATAGTTAATCAAGAATTTCTCAATTTCTTTACTACCTAACATCTTAGATAATTCCGGACCCATGTTATTCTTAAAGCGGTTTAATGCAACACCACCTTTAAGAATTTTATCACCGTATTTGGTACCTTTCATGTTTTTTCTAAGAAATTTACCTACTTTACCGCCTGCTATAGATAACAAAGATCCAGAAGCTAATCCAGATAATTTTCGAGTATCAGAACGACCATCGTCGAACATATCGTCAGCTTCATTATCTAACATGGCTTCAGTCATAGGGAAAATAGATTCAAAGAGATCACTAAATGTACCAACATATTGAGAGATATTTTCACCAATATTCTTAGTGAGTTTCTCCATGAAACTAGAAGAAATACCGCCAAAAAATTTCTGTTTAACCTGTTGTTTTATTGCTTCTGTATTTTTCATCTTAACATAATCAGGTAAACCAGTATTCAATTTAATATCGTTTAATGTTTTCAATAAAGTAACATTAGAAGTAGATTGATTATGGTAGATATCACTCAACACGTGAAGTTGTCTAATACCTAATTCAATTGACTTACGATAATAATTAAATGTATTGGTATTACTAAATAATACAGATTGACGTAAAGAAGCATCTACAGAAGCTAATACGCGATACTGACCTTCAAACCGTGTAGTTTCAACAGCATCTTTAGCCAGCTCTTTTTTCTCGTCAATTACTCTTTGTTTTTGCTGTACTTTTGTCTGTAAACTAAACAACTCGCCAAGTGTTTGGTTTATTGAGTTATTTCTTCTGTTCTCTTCAGAATCCTCTCCGCTATCGTATGAATCATCATCACTTCCAGCTACTTTATTTAATAAGTTAGTTACCTTAGTTAAACCATTTCTTTCTGAAATAGGGATTACTTTACGTAAAAGATTCTGTGTTTGTTTTTTAACTGAATTGAGTGATTCTAAAGACTCACCAATGGTATAACCTAAGTTATCTTTTGCATTAGATACTTCTTCGAATACTTCACCGTAAGACTTAGGGAGTACTTTAGTTAGGATTGTCTTCATCCCTTGTTTAGAGATAACAGCATCTGATATACCTTTGGCGACATCTGCTGTAGCATTTAATGCTGGAGAACGATTGGATTTATTCTTTTCAAAATCCATTGACTCCCCGCTGTCGAAGAAATCACCATCATTCATTTCTTTTTCGAAATCAAAATCGAAATCGAATTCATTATCCATAGCCATGGCTTTTTGGATATTCTTCTTTTTTCCAAACATGATATAATGCTCCTGTTTGTATTTTATTAAAAATTTATATACTCCAATTATATTATTGGGATTTCATAACTTTACGCCTAACGCACTGTTAGGCTACTCTCATTATAAGGAATAATTCTTATGGATGAAAATTACGCTAAGAAAGTAAAGGCAAGAACACCTTTTAATCTTTCTTTACTTAATCTAGATTCTGGAAATATTTATAAGCAATTAGGAAAAGTCACTTCTGGTAATATGTTCGATGGTGCGAACTATAACTTACACCCAGAAGGTCTTTGGTCTAATGAAATCTTTGGTCCTGTAGGTGACCCATTACGTTTAAAGAAACAAGCCTATATGGATTTAAACGTAGAAATTCTACATCCTTTGGTTTATCGTGAATTGATTTCAGCAAATAGATTACTTGATGAAATTATGGCTGGTACGGCCTTTGCTGTTTTTGATGAAGAAACCAAACAGTTTGTTCGTTCTAATGCCATCGACGGTGAAACAGGCTATGATTTCTTTTTTAGAAATTTTGATAAATACCAATTACCCGATACTGGTTCCCCTAAACGACGTGAGACCATTAAATTAATTGAAAAGAATAAAGATATTCTAAAGATTAATAAATTTATTATTCTACAAGCTGGTTATCGTGACGTAGAATTTAAAGATGGTCAAATCACCCATGATGAAGTAAATCAAATCTATCGTGAGTTATTGTCTTTAGCTTCCTCTATTGGTAGTACTTCACATAAGTCTAACATGGCTTTACTAAATAATACACGCTATGCGATTCAAAAGACTGCTTTAAAGTTGTTCATGTACTTAGGTGAAATTACAGGCCATGGTAAGAAAAAATTAATCCAAGGTAAATGGGCTTCACGTAATGTCTTCCAAACTACCCGTAACGTAATTACTGCACCTAAGGCATCTGGTCGTTTTGCACATGATAAAGATAACCAAGGCTACAACAATATTGTCGTTGGTTTATATCAGCAACTTGTATCTTGTCTACCGTTTGCAATTCGTGGTATTAAAAATAGTTTCTTAAAAGATAAGTTTTCAGACCCTCTACATCCTGTTAAATTAGTTAATAAGAAAACATTGAAAGAAGAAGATGTTTATCTTAATCAGGATTGGTTTGATGTATTTCAGTCTGACGAAGGTATTCGTAAATTAATCCATCGTTTTAAACCAGATGCAGTTAGACATAAAGCCATTGAAGTAGATGGTTATTACCTTGCTTTAATTTATAAAGGTCCTGATAATACTTTTAAAATCATGAATAGTATTACAGAGTTACCACCTGATAGAAGTAAGGAAGATGTACACCCATTGACATTTATTGAATTACTTTATATTTGTACTTACCATGAAATTAACAATACTCCAGGTTTTGCTACACGGTATCCTATTACAGGCATTGGTAGTAATGTTCCTGGCAATACAATTGTCATGACAACAACCAAGACCGAAAAACGTAAGATGTTAAACGATAACTGGGAAATAGATGATAGTATTCCAGAGTTTTTAAAATTCCCTGTATACGGAATGGATTGTTTCAATTCCATGAGTCCACCTGTGACATCGTATTCGGGGCAAGGCGCGGATAAAAAACCAATCGTTGTCCGCTTCTCTTAGAAATAAGAGAATAGCAAACCCCTCTAATTGACGGGAAAACTGTGAAAAGACTAATACACTAACTATAGGTAGTAATACACTATAGGGCTTAATCTAACCAATTAAGAGATAGTAAAAGAGATTAGTCAATACAATAACCCGCAGCGAAGCGCCCTTGGTATTAAGGGTGAACGTTCAGAGACCAGTCGAAAGACGTAGGACTCAAGTGAGTCCCAAATGGGGGGCAGGTACAGTGGATTTGTAATTAGTTTACAAATCCTCTATGTATCCTTCTTAGTAGCTTTATAGTTACTTTGGAGTCTTAGCAAGTAATGTTGAAGATGATGATATGGTCCAAATTAGTCACCAATTTAAACGATGGTGACCAAGAAAACCTTATTTGTTCATTTACTGAGGAATCTAAAAATGAGATTAAACAGTATAAGAAAACTAAAAAAGCCTACGTTGGTAGCGACGGTAGAATTCGGTATCCCTTGGGTTTTGACACGATTAACTTTGTTTGCCATAATCTTGGTACTTTTGAGGAAAGTGTGAAATGAGAATAAACTACAATAACTTTTATCTTAAATTCGGTAATCGAACTGTAGATAAATTACAAGCACCGAGGATTTTTAATTTATCTAAATTTATTTTACCGAAACAAAATGCTTTCCATTACTTTGGTAGTACCAGTGATGATGTAGGGCCGAGTAAAACTAACCCTATGTTTGCGGAAACTGTACAGCGTATTCCTATTTATTTTTACCAAGACTTAATTACGCGTTTAGGTAACATGAATGTACGTGCGTTTATGCCTTTGGAAGTTATTCGTAAATACATTAAACAGAATCACAAATTTATTCCTTGTTACGACTTAAGTAAAGTAAAACCTAATCCTTTAGTACCTGTTATTTTAAACTATGCTATTTGCGATAAAAGGTATAAATACTTAGGTAATGAGATTCGTATCCCTTATTATAAGAATACTAATATTATTAATACTTTTATTAAAGGGATGAAAGACATTTACGATGCCCATGGTGATTATTATAATCAGTTTATTTTCTTAAATGTACCTGATTTAAAAGACTTACCAAAAGTATCTGAGATGAAGATGGCTGCAAATACTGTAACCAATATGTTCTTTACTCGTTTCAATACACTAGAGAAACTGATTATTTTCGAATTGTGGAAATGGTTAGGTTTAAATCGTAATAAGTCTATCTTTAAAAACATTCCTTTAAAAATATTAGATAAGATTAATATTGTCTTTATTAGCAATAATGTCTTTACTTATTATTCTTTAGGTCAATTAGACAGATGGCGTAAATCTGATGAAAACAAGTCAGGTAAACTAGACCCAACCAATATGTCTAAAAACTTTGTTAAAATGCTTATTGAATTAAACAAAGCTTCTACCGATTCTAGTTTGATTGAATTAACTGAAGAAGAAGTATTGGAACAAGAAGCTAAGGAAACAGAAGACTTTAAAGGTTCCGATGACGAATCTAATAAAGATAAACAAAGTAATTCATTAACTGACATTAAAGACAAAAATACAGATATTGTAGAAGATGTTGAAGGTAATGAGGTTAACGAATCTGATGAGAATGAAGAAGAGAATGAAGTAGACGATATTGATATTACTGAGAATATCGTTACAGAAGACTCTGCTGATTTAACGGTTCAAAAAGACTTAGACATTATTGGCGATATTATCGACGAAGAAGATGATGTTGATTATTCTGAATCTCTTGATTCTAAAGAGCAAGAGAAGAAAAACAATATTAATATTAGTCGTGTAGTCTCTATTCCTACTGAACAAGAAGAAGAGTTTAACGATAGAATTGATACTAATTTAGATGTATCTGATATACTCAATGTATCTAAATTACCTATTGAAGAAATTCCTGTCTTAGTAACTAAACCTAAAGAACCAAAAACAGCTGAAGAGAAAGCCAAAGCTGCTTTAGATTATATTGCCAAAAACCAAAACATGACAGTATCTAAATACGATGGTATTCGTAAATCTATTGGTAAGTATCGTAATTTGAAATTAACCAATGACAGTAAAATGACCGTCGGTGAAATGGTTAATACTAAACCTGAAGAATTAGAAATTTCAAATGAAGATAAAGAAGTTTCTACTTTAAATGTAATGGGTAAGCGCTACATTGAGAAACACTTGGAACGAGATGTAGCAGCAATGATGGTAGGTATTCAAGGTGGTGGTGCGATTGTACACGATATACGTAAGCAAACTCATGAAAACATCATGGGTGGTTACGATGTATATTCCATGAAGATTAAACCCATCGAAGGTGAGCAATCTACCATTCGTGTTAAACTACCTAGAGTAAATAGTGACGGTAAATTTAAGATCGCGGGCAACGATTATATCCTTCGAGCGCAGCGGCGCGACGTTCCCCTTCGTAAGATAAATGATAGCACTGTAGCGCTTACTTCTTACTTTGGTAAGACATTTGCTAAACGTGATACTACTCGTCAGTTTAATTACGAGAAATGGTTAATTGGACAAATACGCGCTATAGCATTTAATCCAGAATTAGATTCAGTAAAAGAAACACGCAGTGGTGATGTATTTGATAATAATGTAAAAGCTCCAGATATTTACTCTTTATTATCCATGCACTTTAGAGCAGTCACTACAAAAGACGCTTTTATCTATTTTGATTATCACAAAGCCAATGAACGTTTTGGTAATGACTTAGTTAGAAGTGTAGAATCTAAAGGATTATTCTTTGCTGGTAGTTATAAAGGTAAATTTGGTTTAGGTGTTAATGTAGACGGTATTTTCTATTCTGTTATTGGTAATGAAGTAACGGAACTAGGTGATATCGAATCCATGTGTGGTATTGATTCATCTAAAGCACCTGTGGAATCAGTTACCATCGATATCATGGGTAAGCCTTTGCCAATTGGTTTAGTATTGGGTTATAAACTTGGTCTAACTAAACTGATTGCTGCTTTAAAACCAAAATACTATAAAACAGTCAAAACAGGTACACGTGTTAAATTAGAAAGTCATGAATACATGATTAAGTTTTCTGATTTCTCTTTAGTATTATCTCGTAAAGATAGAATGGCTTCATTAATCTTATCTGGTTTAAGTAAGTGCGATACCAGTGATACTGCAATAACCCTATTAGATAGAAAAGAAATCTATTTTAATCTATTAGAGTCTATTAAAATTCCAGGACGATATGTTAAGGAAATTGATTTATACAACAACATGTTTGTAGACCCGATTACTGAACGTATTTTGATTGAAATGAATGAACCTACTGATTTTACTGGTTTATTAATTCGTTCTGTTGAATTGTTATTAACTCGCTATCATGCTGATGAAGTAGACATGACTGGTCAACGTATTGCCGGTTATGAAAGAATGGCTGGCGAGGTATATAAAGCCATTGTTAATTCGTTACGTGAACACAATAGGCACGGTATTAAAGCAAACTACCCAATTGAACTTAACCCAGAAGCAGTATGGATGTCTATCTTAAAAGATACATCTAAACAGACTGTAGAGAACTTAAATCCAATTCAAGATTTAAAACAACAAGAAGTAACGACATTTAGTGGTAATGGTGGTCGTGGTAAGAAAAGTATGGTTAAACGTACACGTATTCACCACAAGACTTCTATAGGTGTTATTTCAGAAGCTACTGTCGATAGTAGTGATGCTGGTGTAACCACTTATATGTCTGCTAATCCTAAGTTTAAATCACTTTATGGTTTACCTGAAAATTCTGGTACCGAAGAAGTAAATAAGGATTTAAAACCTGAAAACGTATTCTCTACAGCAATGATGATGTATCCTTGTTCTGATACAGATGACCCTAAGCGGGCAGTGTTCTTGGGTACACAAATCAACCATACTCTATCTACATCTAATGGTCAAGTAATGCCTTTGCGTACTGGTTATGATGAAAAACTAGTAGAGCGTTGTAGCGATGTATATGCTTCTACTGCTGAACAAGATGGTATCATTACTGATGTTAATGATTTTGCAATCACAGTTACTTATAAAGACGGTAGTACAAAACAAGTAGAAATCGGTAGACGTTATGGTTCTAGTGGTGGTTTCAATACTGCTCACGATATTACTACTCATTTGAAGAAAAGTGATAAAGTTAAGAAAGGTGACGCGATAGCGTATAACTCTGACTTCTTTACATCTGACCCAATGAAACCTGGTAAATTAGCAATGAAAACTGGTGTATTAGGTAAAGTGGCATTGATTGAGCATCCATATACTTTTGAAGACTCTACAGCTATTACTCGTAACTTTGGTGAAAACACTCGTGTTAAAACTGTAGTTAAAAAAGAAGTAGTTGTAAACTTTGACCAAAGTATCCATAGACTGGCTAAACCTGGTACCGTAGTTAAGATTGATGACCCATTATGTTACATTGAAGACAGTATTACTCATGATGGTAATTTGTTTGATGAAAACAGTATTGATTTATTAAGAAACTTAAGTAAGTCAGCTCCTAAGAGTAGTATTAATGGTGTTATTGATAAAGTAGAAGTATTCTATAATGGTGATAAAGAAGACATGTCTGAATCACTAATGAAAATAGCTAATGCTTCTGATAATAAATTGGTTGCTTTACAAAAAGCTTTAGGTAAAAAACCATATACCGGTGAAGTAGACGATACTTATCGTGTAGATGGTAATCCATTGCTTGTAGATACAGCTGTAATTGTATTTACTATTAGCAGTAATCAAGGTATTAGTGTAGGTGATAAAGTTGTATATGGAGCACAGCTCAAAGCTACTGTGGGCTATGTGTATGATGATCCACCACGTCTTGCTAACAAGGATGGTTCTATGGGTATGGAACTTGATGCTATCTTTGGTAGTAACTCAGTTTATAATAGGATCGTTAACAGTCCGTTCCTAATGGGTATGACAAATACCTTATTGGTTGAGATGAGTAAAAAGGTAGCGGATACCTACTTTAATAGTAAAAAATAGCTGTATTTGTGACTAGAGAGGCTGCTTCCTTAGGGGAGTAGTCTCTCTTCTTATTAAACGTTTAATGAATTTATTTAATAACCTCGAGGTATTTAAAATGAATAAAGAAATACTCGTCGATTCAGAAAACGCATTGGTGTTAGCCAGTGCTGCTTTTCTAGTGAGTCGTTTATCACTGCATGTAATTAATAATGTCATCGGTACTCTTCCTGAGAAAGATGGTGATGTTCTAACAACTGACGTTATTGAAGAGTTGGCATTGGCTGACCTGCAACGTCGTATTATTTCTAAAGGAGAATCTAAATGATTAACACTCGTTTACTGGCTCTCTCTTCTCAAACAGCTAAAGCTTCTTTATTGCCGCGCCAAAAACTGAAATGTCAAGCAAACAGCCCCTTAGAATATATCTTTAAAAACTGTATGCCTGAAGAAGAAATTGTAGCTTCCACTGAAAGCATTAATCAAAGTCTGAGTTTGATATCTGATAAAGCTAACACTCCATTTGCTCTAAGTGGCAATATTGCACTAGGTGTCGCTCTAGATGAAATGGATAAAACCTATGTTAAACCTCTTATTAATCAAGTAAATTTTGTTCGCAATGTGGTTAATCCGATTGTTGAGGACTTGCACAATAAAGTAGAAGTTACTTTAAAAGAAAAAGAACAACGCGGTGCTGTAATTAATATTAAGAAATTGGATATTCCTGACTTCCTATATGGTCCATTAGGCCAATATATTAATAGTTTCGCTATCGTAGAGCGTGTACAAAAAGGCCCTAGCTTTAAACCTACATTCCCTGATAACTTAAGCCGTGACCAATTAATTGAAATGTGTCGTACTAGCAGTGATGATGTTAATGCTGGTATTATGGAATTAGCTACTATTTGGAATAATTCATTTGAAGGTGATTTATTCGATACTGCCTATAATGAATTAATTCTAGGTAGTAATGAAAAAGTAGGTGGTTTGGTTCAGTCTTATCGCAATATGTTATTAAGCGTCATTGGTTTCTTGATTGTAGATAAAATTGCAAAAGAACCTACTAAAGGATTGAATTTAGATAATGTTAACTTAACTGTATGGTGTAACTTCTTCCGTTCTGCCTGTGCTCGTGTAATTCAATCTAACATTAACCAAATCGCTAATGCTATTTCTGGTAAAATCCTAATCCACGGTATTAACCCAGATATAACTAAGAAGGAAATTACGGTTTATGGTAAAGTATACGATGAATGGGAAAATCCAGATAAGATTGAAGTAATGGTGGGTATTCTGAATACTTCTAATAATGTTCACTATCGTTCTATTAGTAGCATTGTTGAAAACTTAGATAAACTAAAAGACCGTGGTTCTGTTATTTTATCAAGTGAAGTACGTGTAGAGAAAAGCCGTAAGATTTCTCGTCTCTTGGATGCAATTCAAGGTAATATCATTAACTTGATTCAAGAAACCATCGATAGTGAAGAGACTTCTGATTTACGTAGTTTCATTCCAGACAATAAAATGTCTGTAGAATACCGTAGTGAAATCAATAAGTTTCTTAATGCTTATTATCCTGGTTCACGTTTATTGGAAACTCCATTACGAATGGTTATTGCTCAACTTATTTGCAAACTATTTTTCCATGAAACTATGGCTGGTGTCATTATTCAACGTATTAATCAATTAGAAATTAAAAACCCTAATGCTACTCCAGCTTCATTGATTTCTAACACCATGATTGATTTATTAATTGAATGGGTTAGTGGTCAAATTGAACTAGTAAGCTATTAATCTGTAAGGACCAACTGATGAATAATCTGTCACAGCGTGATGCTGATAAAATTAAAGATATTTTAAAAGAAGTAGACAACCAAGTAATTACCACTAAAGGTTGTAAAATCATTTTCCCTGTACGTTTTGAAACAGTTGGTCTGGCTACTGTTGGTGTAGATACCTCGTTCTATGGTTTGTTTAGAATAGAAACATTAGATGGAAACTATTATGCAATCCACAACATGATGGGGTATTTACATTCAGACCCAGATTCTGTCGATATTGTTACACATGAGGAAACACAAGAACCGTATTATGTGTTAACTTATCAACCTGGTTCTGTGGTTATTAAAACAATGGATATTTTGAAAGATAATAATATTATCGTAAAAGTATTCAAGGAATTTATTAGTAGGGGTAAGGTTCCATTCTACGTGACGTATATGGATATTAATAAGATATTCGATACGTGTGATGAATTTGCTGGGGCTTCGTTATCTGATACAATGGAGGCACCTACTGTACCAATCAGTATTATTGCGAGGAACCCAAATGACATCAACCAGTATTATCGGGAAATTATTAATGATGTTGATATGGTTAATACACCACCTGTGTATGTTCCAGCTTCATCTGTAAACTTTAGTGCTACCAGTGCCTTAACTAAAATTACTGGTAGTTATTTCTACACTGGTGTCGTTTCAGCTATTAATAATCCAACTAACCAAACAGAAACTATCGATTACATCTTAAGATATTAAAAAGAAATGGATATTTAATTATGTTAAGTTACGACATGAAAGATTCTAATTTTGTCTATAAAATGTCAAGATTAGATGGTACAGATAAACAAGGTATCCTAAGACCTGACGAAGGTGGTTGGTATACTATCTGTATTGGTGCGTTAGACCACGCATCTAAGAATGTAAATAAATCAGGTCAAAACGAATACTATTCTTCAGAAGGTGCTGAAAGCTTCTTTGCTCCAGGTACTTTGTTTAATGATAGAATTCAAGGTGGTTTCGTTAAAGCAGAATATGGTCACCCTAAACGTGAAGCTGGTATGACTGACATTCAGTTCTTAGAACGAAATATGCAAATTGAAGAAACTAAAGTATGTGCTACTTTTGGTGCAATTTGGTTGGTACCAGGTTATATCGATCCATTGACTAAAGAGAAATGTGTCGGTATCTTTGCTAAAATTAAACCAAGTGGTCCTTATGGTAAGTTCTTAGAACAAGACTTGCAAGAAAAAGGATTTAATGTTTGTTTTAGTATACGTAGTCTGACTACTCGTAAGAACATGGGTGGTCGTAATGTTAAAGTATTACACACTGTAATCACATTCGACTATGTAACTGAACCTGGTATTACTTGTGCTGAAAAACTCATCAGCCCATCTTGCGAATCTGTCAATCACGTTAATGCTATTGATACTTGCGATGTTGAAGTGACAGCGGAATCTGCTAAACGTGTAGTAGAACGCGCTGAAGCAGGTATGGTATCTGTAGAATCTTCTACTTTGTCTATTCTAACAGATATCTTTAAACATACTTCTGTTAAACCAGTTAAACAAGATTTATCTAAATCATTTAGTTGGTAATTCTGTAATAAGGAGATTGAGATGAAAGTCAATCCAAATATTTCAGAAGAACAAAATCTACTTAACCACATCAATGAGATTAATGAGTTTCCATTAAAATTGAGTGAGGTTGAGTTTGGTACACCACGTCCTAAAATAAACTTACCTGATAGTTTAACTAAAGACCAATTCGGTGCATCTGAAGCATTCCGTAATAAATTCTTGAAGGAAAAGAATACTTCGGTTAAAATTACGGCTAAAGATAATAGTGAACGCTGGGAAGGTTCTAGCACTATTCGTTCTTACAGAAGAGTTCACGTAGGTGCACAGTGGTTAATCTACGCAATTGATGGTGATAACTCAGATGGTTCGTTTAGTATTACTACTGATAGTTGGCGATATAGTACTCCTAAAGTAAAAGAAGTATTTGATGCTATTAAGAGTAGAGCTAATTTTAGAATGGATTCTTTAAAAGTAACTGTGGTTAAATATACTCAAAATGGTTACAACTACGATACTGGTAAGATTAGGGTTACTGCTAATCCTGATTCTTTGGTATATATTGGTTCCTTCGATATGGATGTAATCTTTAAACCAATATCGTTCTTACCAATAACGTTAGATGGTTTTCATGGTGTTAAACAAACCAGGTAGATTAAGTACTAACTAAATAATTATATATTACTTAATAATATACTGAAGAGGATATCCT